TGGCCGTCTTCGAGGATTCCGTTGTTGTCTTCGTGACCGATACGGCTGATGCTGGGGTACTTCTTGAGTTCCGTCATTTGTAATTTGGACTAATCGTTTTGTTTCGACTCGATAAGGGCGCGTGTCTGGTTCGGGTGTCGCCGAGCCAACTCTAACTGCTGTTCCATAGGTAGTTCTTCAGCACAATTGAGAACCTGTTCGTCTCCGAGGGTCTGACGCATCGTCAACAGCGCCAGACCTTCGGCCATATTCCTAAATAGTGTGAAAATTGTTCGATTAAAATGGGTCCGAGCAGTCTTTGATTACAATCCACAGTTCACGCTCTTCAGGTGGATGTGGTCAGCCATGACTCATTAGCCGAGTATTGAGTCTTTTGCTTCGGTCCAAGAACCATATCTTTCCCTAAAAACTTCATAAGAAGGGACTCCGTTTTCCCTCCAGTCTTTGTATTCATTTACACTTGGTTCTGTGCCGTTTTCGATAACAAATCTACGAAATGCTTTTTCACAATCTTCTTTTGAGTATTTAGTCGAGTGTTCAGTAGCGTGTTCTGATTGGGTCATTAACTCAAGATTTTCCAATCTATTATCCCAAGGAACGCCATTTCTATGATGAATTATTTTTCCTTTGAGTTCATCCATCGTATGTTTCATCAGAGCGAGTAACCGATGGTGACGAAATATTTTGGTTTTTCCATTTACTTTTACAGCAAATCGCTCGTGACCTCTTGCTTTGTTGTGCCCGAGTTTCGGTCCAGTCATTATTACATGAACGCCCCCAGTTCGGCGTTATCTCCGGCAAGAGTTTCTGGTAATTCCTCGTTACGGATGAACGCATTGAGTTCTGCCCCGTGGCTGAGGTCAATTTCACGCCAAGAGCAGTCGCGTTTCTTACTGGGACCTGAAGATTGGTCAGAGTGCTTTTTGAGATAGACACCATCAAAGACTGTGTACCGTTCTGTGTCGTCGTTGTAGAAGATGAAATCTACATCATCTCCCATCTTTACAACCAGCCGTTCTATGAACGACGCCATATCCCTATGAGCGTATTGCTTTGCGACAAGAACGTAGTCGTCATCCATGAACCGGATGCCGTATCCGATTGTTCCGAAGGCGTCTTCGAATTGTTTTACTTCACTAAACCCCATTTCTATCAGTTCTCGGCAAGCTTCGTGAATCATTGTTACATGAAGGCAGACAGGCCGCTTTGACTCTGGCACTGTCCACGAAGCGCGGCCTCAGTCTCGACCCCGAAGGCGTCCAGAATATCTTCCATCGGATTCTTGAGACACTTTCGTTGCATCTCACTGGCGTCTATCTTCAGGTCCACATCGATAAGGTCGCGGTGGGAGTCAAAGGCTATCACATCGACCTGCTCACCGTTGACCGTCTGACGAGGCTTGACCTTTGCTCTCTTTGGCTTGTCCCCCTTCTCGAATTTCACATCGAGAAGGTGGTTGGCAAACCACGCCGCCCGAGGCGCTTCACCCCGTGGGTGGTCGCCGGTCGAGGACCATGAGTAATAGTCATCTTGGTCTGATTTATCGGGATCTATCTTTTGCCCGAGGCCCTGCGGAATACCGAGGTAATCCCAGTCCGGGTCGGCGGGGTCGATTGACGACGATGCTTCGTAGACTGTCTCGACCACTGCGCCCTTATCGGCTCCACGGACTATCTGTTCGAGAACTTCTTCCTGAACCTCCTTCGTCATTAAGGAGAAGTTCGATTTCACGCACTGGAAGCCGGTCACGTCGAACTTACCCTCACCGCCGTTCACTGTTTCACTGAACTCATCGCCCTCGTCCCACATTTTGAGGTAGGCATAGTTCTTTTTCTTGTCTTCGCACATGAAGAAACGTTCAGCCCGCATCTCAACTTCAATCTCCCACCGATTGTCCTCACGGGGGATGTGGAACTCGTCGCAGAGTTCGGGATAGACCTGACGTTCCAGCTCTTCGCACAGTTTCTCGGCATAGGCCAGCGTGTACTGCTGGTCCCAATTGCCCGGAAACTCTACATAATTGCTGTCGGTGTCGCCGTAGACCACCTCTACGCCGTCAACAGCGTTCTCTGAGATGTACCCGGCGGTCCCTTTGATGACTCGCTGGCCGGTAAGGGTGACAGCCGCCGCGTCGTGTGGGTTGTAGAGCGGCGAACGTGCCCACCCCGAATAACCGTAAAATGATTGACCTGTCCACGACATGATACCATCACGGCCACACAGCATCGTGTGGTTGTCCTCCACCGTGATGCAATACACTCCTTCGTTGGACCCGGATTCGCGGCGCTCCGACGAGCGGTTCATGCGGAAGTGGTTGTTTGCTTCGTTCCAACGTACTCGGTAGCCATTCCATGATTCTTCCTCGTGGTAGCGGACGTTCTGCCCGAACTCTACGGCGAGCCGCATGAAGTCGTCTCGTAGGTCCTCAGACTTCGTAGTGTAACGGTCCTGTCCTTCGGCTCCGTCTCCAGCGATAAGCGTGTTGAACAGGAGCCGCTTCTGCTCGGGACTGAGGCTCCACACGAACTCTGGAAGGCGCTTGTTCTCGGAGCCGGACCCGCACAGGTCTTCGAGCAGGTCGCCAAGGATGCGGCTGGTGAACGACAACTGCATCTGGTCTTCATTGTAGTCCAACCCACACCGTTCGAGAACATCACGCACTGCTGGCCTGTCACCGGCTTCCCGTTGAGCTATTTGGACTATCACACTGTATTCTTGCCGACCAACGCAACCTTCCGTAGCGTACCACGCCAGCAGTTCCACGAAGGCGTCACCGTCGTAGAACGTGGGGACGAACTTCCGGTTGCGAGCCGAGTGGACCTCCGTCGTTCGGTCTTCGCACATCTTCTCGATGACGTGTTGAGCATCGAGGTAGTCATCAGCGGAGATGAAGTACCCACCTGTGTTGTCGTCGTACTCAGCCTCTACGTGGTCGGGAATGTTAGACTGGAACGTACGTCCGTGAACCTCTGGATAGACTCGAACTTCACCACCGCCAATAATTTCTTCTTCAGCAATGCTGAACCAGTCCATTCCCGTCCCGTGGATGTCCGGGTTAGACCCGACAGCGGTGGGCATCTCATAGCCAGCCGACTTCGTAAGTTCTCCTGCCTCTACGAACTGGTATTTTTCTTCCTTGACATACCCATCGCGCTGTCTGACGACAGTTCGGTGATTCGGGGTAAGCGTCTGGCTGATGTTCGTAGTGTCTATCTCGATAAGGTCGCCGTCGTACTCCGGGTAGGAGAACGTTTCAGTCACTTCCTTGAGTTCTACTCGTCCGGTATCAGGGTCCAGCGAATAGACTTTATCACCAACCTCCACGTCCTTGATGTTGACTACCCCATCGGCGGTCATCACTTCATGGTCGCCAGTAACACAGTTATATATTGTTTTTGTGACATTATACGCCTCGGCGTACTCTTCCCACAGATCAGTGCCGTACTCGGCGGAGTTCCGTTGTTGCTTGAACTCGCGCTTGACTTCGTGGTACTCGTCAACAAGCTCGCGGATGATGCCGTCCTTATCGGTACGGAACCGCTGACCGTTCTCGGCTTCTACGTAGTCGAACTTACCGTCGCCGCCGTCACGACGACCAATTTCGTCTATCATCGCGTGCCACTCGGTCGTCCCCTGCTCGGCCTCTATCCGGGTGTCAGGCGAGGCGTTGAGCATCCACTGCGTCATTGGGTAGAGGCTGGCGAGGTCCACGCCGCAGACGTTTTCTTTGACCCCGGAGAACGATGGGAAGACGTATGCTCCTTCGTAGTTCACGCCGTCATCAGCGTTCGCCACGTAGGGATTATCGTAGGCCGTTATCATGGCGAGATCGTGTTCGTGGCACTTCCGGCGAACAGACATTTCGATGAACTCGTTGTTCTCGTGCGTCCGTCGCCAGTCCACGCCCACCATGTCCTTCAGCCGCTTCTTGAAGCCGAGGACGTTCTCTTTCTCGTTTATCTCGACGGTAAGCCGAGTGTCTTTGACGTTGTAGTTGATGAACTTCACCGGGTCCTGATCGTACATCTCAAAGTAGCCCATCTCCTGATGCTCGATTTTCGTGTCATCGAGTACGTCAGCGGCTACGTCGTCCAGCTTGAACGACCGGGGTTGCGTAAACTTGGTGTCGCCCCAGCCGTCCATCAGGTCGTAGAGCGCCCGGCCAGTAATCTCGGGAATAAAGTCGTCGCCGTAGCCGTCTACTTCGACTTCTCCTTCTCGGGACAGTCGGGCAGGGGAAGCACCCACTGACTTCATCCGCTCGATGATGTGTGGCAGGTCGAAGCCGTCCGTACTGCTGTCACCCGAGTTCCAGCCAGCGATCAGGTCCGGGTTCTTGCCCTGTACCCACGACCCGAAGGCCACGAGCATCCGGCGCTCGTTGGGTTCGAACTTCAGAGCATCCGGTTCATGGAGGCCGAGGTCATCCAGCCCGAAGTCTTCATCTTCGTTTGCCATCTTCGCCCGCTGGACCGGCGAGAGGTCGAAGAACGACTCCATGCTCTCGCCGTCGAGGTCGAGGAAGGCGGTGTACTCGTCATCGTAGGAATCGTGAACAACGATGCTCAGAATCCGGGCCTCACCGGGATCGGGGAAGCCAGCGCCCCGGTCGTCAGTCTCTATGTCCAGCGTGAGAACACGGGGGTCCACATCGGTCATCTCGACCGGCTCAAGTTCATCGCGGTCAGCGATGATGTGATCGTCGCGGCGAGTTTCCGTTGGAACACGAACGCCGGTTCTGATTTTTTCGTCAACCCGGAACCGTTCGGTGAAGATGGTGTCAGCGCCCCACGTCTTGTCGAAGTATTTCCGAAGGACGGGAACGGAGTGGGGATACTCCGTGACGACCTTCACGAGGTCGGTGGGATTATCATCGAACCGCTCCGACAGCGGGTCTTCATCTACCTCTTCGTACTCGATAAGGTCTTCGTGGTCCGACGGCTGGACGGTATCCCCTTCTTCTGCTCGGGTGAGGAAGTAGGGACTGAAACCAGTGACCGTAACCGTCCGAGCTTCGTGGTCCCGATTCCTGCCGTACAACCGAACGACAACGGAACTGAAATCGGTGTCTCCGGGGTACATCGTCTCGGTCGTGGTGATGTAGAGTTCTTCTGTTTCTGTCATTGATGGATTAACTTTGATGATTGCTCCACTTCTTCCGGAGACTTGCTCAGTTCTTTTTCGACGTAGAACTCTGCAAGGCAGTCCCAATCGCAGAAAATCCCACCGCCGTAAGTGACGTAGGTGCCACGTTCAGCGGTGTCAGATTCACAGTAGACGCAGGTCATGGCGCTTCTCAGTCTTCGTACCAGCCGGGACAGGTGACGCTCACCGTACTGTACGGATCGTGTTGTTCATCACGCTGTTCAGTGCCACACAGAGGACACTCATCTGGCTCTTCATCTTCGCTCCAGTTGCCGCACTTGTAGATGACCATCAGTTTGTCACCTCGATAGCCGAGCGTTCCCATGTGCAGAAAGCCTCGCTCTGGAGATCTACACAATTCACCGTAGCTTTCTTTCCGCGACCACTGATAGTGTGAAGATAGTTCTTCTCAGAGAACTGACTCGCTTCCATCGTCAGCACTTTCTCTTTACCCAACACTACCAACTCTCCGACACCATTCAGTAGACCATCTACTGCCCCGTTTGGAACTGCTACTTTTCCTTCTGCCAGCGAAGTTTTCTTTTTCATCACAATTGCCCGCCGACCGAGATTCTTGTTCCGTCCGATGAACCCGATTACTTCTTCGCTACGGATGGGGTGACTGATCGTACTTTTTAGCTTCAGTGCCGGTTTGATGCTTGGATACATTGTTATTGATCCTCGATTGTTTTACGAATTTCTCGAACTTCGTTGCGGCTCTGTTCATCCAGCGCGAGCGGATCTTCTCGTGTCGCTCCTTCTGCCATTTTCAGCAGGCTGTTGAGCTTCGATTGCTGGCTGTCAGAAAGGGCGTCAGAGGTGGTTTGAATAGACATAGTTGGTTGTGTCCCGCCACCTCAGTCTCGCTGACTGGGGACGGTTTCGGGACACCGGAGAATACTCTCCGTTATAGGACTCAAAGCTCTATGCTTTAATTCTTTTTATCTGCAAGTGTCGTACCTACCTGTCACCGTCAGTCTGTCGTCTAATTCTTTCTGCTACTGCTTTTCGTCGGTCGCGGGTCATCAGTGGGTCTGATACGTTCACCACGTCAGTTTCGAGAAGGGTCACGAGTTTTTCGATGGTGTCGGTACGAAGCTCTACGGTCTTTGTCTCAGGCATTGGCATCAGTCGGTTTGTTCTTCAGGTAACGGACCGCAGAGAACCATTGCATCCCCTTCTCCAGTAGTAGACTTTTCAGGCGATGGGTCTTGGGGGAGAACATTCGTCAACGGCTGGACGATAGTATCGCCGTCTTCTCCGTAGGCCATTATCTCAACTTGAGCATCTGGCTTTTTGTCTCGTAGTGCTACTCTTAGGTCACGAACTGTGTATTCGATATATTCTGGTCTTGGCATTGGTTAGTTAGGGACGCTGGTTGAAGTGTAGGTAGTACCGGGCGATCCCTTCCGGCGCATCAGGGTCTTCGTGAACGTCGTAGATTTTTCTGAGGCGAACGTCGGTTCCTCGGCCCGTCTTCTCTATCACTGCCTCTACTCCACAGTCACAGACAGGACAGGTATCGTTCTCGGTTAGGTTTCGGAAGCCGTCAGTCTTCATAGGCCCTCGGTCGAAGGACAGACATTGTAGAACCAACACATCCCGTCGCCCCAGTGACAGAGGTTCTGCGGTTCGAAGTCGAAGTTTTCGGGGACGCCTTGTTCGTCCAGTTCACCGGGCCGCTCCTGCATCCCAAGCACCGCCTTCTTGATGTCGAATCGGCGTTCTTTCACGCCGTATTCCCCGACCACTAATTCGTCGTTCTTGGGATAGTAGATTGCCACGGCGTCGATGTCGTAAACGTGTTCGGCCATCCAGCCATAGTATTCGCACTCAAGGAACACTTCGTCCATCACATCATCGAGGAACGGAGCGCCCTCGTACTTCACCTTCGGACAGGAGCCGGTCTTGTAGTCGAGAATGGTGACACCCGAGCCGGTCACGCCGGGAACGCTGGCGCTGTTGAGAATAACGTCAGCTTTACCCATCCACGGGATGTCACCGATAGGAGGCCCATCGGGGTTAACGTAGTCAGGATCGCCCTCATAGCCGTTTGGTGGCTCTCCGAGCCAAAACTCAGCTTCGACTTCCAGCGGTTCCCACGCCCTCACCGTTGCCTCACTGTCGAGGTCGAGGTCGCGGGTCGGGAGCCGGGCGGCGGCGAAGTCGTAGGTGCGCTCTGTCTCGTTCCAACGACGTTCCTCAAATTTCCAGAACGATTGTAGATATTCTAACCATTGTGTCTCATTACCAGTGTTGGGTATTAGTGGTGTGAAACGTTCAGGCTTGTCGCCGTTCTCAGCGATGTATTCTTTCAGGTTTTCGTGGAACTTCTCGAAGATAAGATGGACACGAGAGCCACGTTCTGTCGCCATCGTACCGGGAGGTCGATGCTCTGCCCAATACTTCAGGTAGAATTTGAACGGACACTGCTTGTACGTCTTGATCCGCGACTTCGAGACGTAATCGAGTCCGTTTTCTCTTTTTTCGTCTGACGCTTCAAGTTCGGTTCCGGGGTCAATCCCAGCTAAGGTTGTATCAGTGTGTACTTCAGTCATTGTCTAAGTCGGACTCCATTTCCTCGACGTGTTCCGTAATGTCCATTGCGTTTTCACCATCGAACTCTACGACCACACGCCCGCTTTCTTTCTTCTTCATGGCGGCTCTGAAGAGCAACTTTCTGAGGTTTTCCCGACCGAGAGCGTGGAAGATGAAGGCCCATTGTTTGTTTTGTTCGGTTTCGCTCATCGTTTATTCATCACTCTGGATAGCTTTCTCGACCGTTGACTCCGTGGTTCGAAGTCCGGGGTTTCTTCGAGAAGGGCGGCAGTCTCCGAAATCTTTTGTTCGACACGAACGGCGACGGTTTCGATTTCTTTTTCCAGATCATTGTTCGTCATCGAGCATTTCTCCCAGTTCTTTGAGCATCAGTGGGATGTCGTTCGTTGTGAAGAACAACTTCAACTCCCACGTACTCAACTCTTCATCGAGTGCATCTCCTTCGAATTCTTCTTGAATCTCTCCGATTTCATTTTTCAGTTCCCGCGCCTGTTCCTCGTTCAGTAACCGCTGGAGAACGGTTTCGGTGTCAGTTTCGGTCATAGTGGAGTCGTGCGCCGTTTTCCGCGTAGCCTGCAATGTCGATGTAGTTGTCTTCGTGATAGTGCCCCTCTGAGTTCCGCGCCACCTTCAACAGGATCATCATATTCGCCACGTCTTCTGCGTCTAAGAACTCCTCCGAGAAGCCGACATAGGCGTTCCACATCTCGGCAATCTTCTCGAAAGTGTCCTCGGGTTTGCCGTGAGCATCTGGACGTTCGTAGACCGCCCTGATCGCGTCTTCGAGAACGTACGTCGTGTCGTCTTCCGGCTCGCCAACGTCAGTCGTCGGATGGTCCATTGATGATTACCTCTTGGTCTATCAGCTTCTCTTCGGGTTGGACGTGTTTCTTCTCTCCTTCGAGAACCACTTCTTCGATGGCTTCACCTACGTCCATCCGGCCAGTCTGTTGTTTTATCATCTCTTCCTCTTCTTCGCTAAAGTCGATCTCCCACGTTCGAGTAGCTGTGACTGTGTATGTTTGTTTTTCTTCCATTTTTAGTCGGTTCCGCGAACCACGTTTCCGTAGTTGAGTTTCTTTTCTTCCCTGTCGTCAGCGAATGACAGACGGAGAGTATCTACCATTGGCGGATCGTTGAATGATTCCACGTTCTCGAACGTTTCAAGAACCGTCTTTCCGCCGACAATCTCGTGTTCGACGTGGACGGTGAACGGCAAGTTTCACCAGTCGTGTGCTATCGGTTCCTGACGACAGGAGTAGAGAACTCCGTCGATAGTCAGGCTTAGTTTCGGCACGATAGCTTCTCTGGTAACAGAGTCGATGTCAAATTGTGGTATCATGGTTGTGTCTCACACGGGTCAGTTGTCCGGCGGTTCGGGCGACCCGACCCGCATGATTGTCTCGTCGCCTACGAACTCTTTCGGCGTTACTGCTTTATCGTCTACATATTCATCAGCACCCCCTTTACCGCATTTCAGGCCGTGATAAGGGACTTCATGGATTGTAAGCCAACCTACTATTTTCGGAGCTTCGCGCCACTTCCGGGCAGTCCAGATGATGACCTGATGTCCGTTCCGGTAAGCGTTTTGAACGGCTTCGATTACCGGACTGTTCGGCTCTTGCTTGTGGGCTTCGCTCCACTCGTCGGTATCGGGATCGGTCAGCGTCTTGTCGAAGTCAACGGCAAGCAGTTCACGTCCCATCAGTCAGTAACCTTGAACCCCGACTGTTCAGATTGGTTGACCAGCACAGAAACTTTGGAGCCATCGCCATCCTCGATGATAATCGGACTGTCCGAAATTGATGCACCACTATCGATTCTATACTCGATTGGGACTGCTATTTTTCCTTCGTTTCGCCATCGTGAACCGACCATCAACTCCCCGCAATCGACACAGTATTTCTCTTTCTGTCGGAGAGAGTCAAAGACGAGGAACCCTTCTTCAACTCTCGGAGATTCAACTTTTTCTACAGTTGAGTCTGTTTTTGACCATTCAGTTTCGCTGTGGTCACATCTACTGTTGACTCTTTCTCCGTAAGTTGATTCTTTATCGACTAACGGTACCCCGCTTCGCCACGGGAGCCACTTATTCCAGTTCATTTTTGATTTCTCTCTTGGCTGTCTTTCGGTCTTTACCGCTCTGTTCGGCTTCGAGAAGGGCCTGCGCCTCTGCTCCAGAGTAGTCTTCAACGTGGACTTGCTCTTGAATCTCTCCGACTGTCAGCTTTTCTGGAGCGAACGGCGCGGCTGTCTCTTCTTCCCCACTCTCCCCCTTCTCGATGTCGATTCGCGTCAGAACACTGATGGTGTTATTGTTGACGCCCATGAAGGCGACAAATTCTCCATCAGGTTCTTCGAACGTTCTGCCGTGGTCATCGACTGTGCGTAGTGTTTCTTCTTTGAACATCAGTTGAAGTAATCCTCGTATTCTCCGCTCCGCTCGCCGGTCATCTCTTCGTCACCGCGTTGAATCCGAAGATAGACCCCGTAGAGTGATTTTTTGACTTCTCTCAGCATCTCGCACTCGATGGAATCCGGGTTTCGTTTTTCTTCTTCGAGTAGCCGTTCATCGACGCACTGATAGAGAGATAACGCACCGGATTTGATCTGTTCTATGTCTTCGTGAGTCGTGAGCAGATCCATCATTAGTGCGCTTACTGGAATCTTACCACTCGGTGCATCGATTCTGAGACTTCTCGCTATCTCTTGTAGCTCCCTTTCTTCTACATCTTCGAAGTGTTCAGAGTTTAGAATATCCTCAGAGCTATCTGGTTCTTGAACGATTTCCAGAACTTCCACATCGGTCTTCATGAACCGATTTCCTTCTTCTGAAAACGGAGTGAAATTCCCTTCTACCTTCACGAGACTACCAGAACCGTGGATGATTTCGGTAGTGATCTTTTCCATCTTACCGGACAGTTGTTTCTCGAAGTTGCGCCCGGTTTCAGGAGTTGGATCTGCGACAATCTCCATCACGTTCATACCGCACAGTTGCTCCGGTTCGTAGCCGAAAACTGAGTTAGAGTCACCCGATACTTCTACGAATTGGCCGCCTTCATTAACGACTGTTGTGCAACTCTTTCCTACGACATTGCCATCAACCGCTTTTAGTTTAGATTCCATTGTATAGTTTTAGGTTTCAGCTTTCGATGCGGCCCGCAGATTTTGCATCAATCACGACTTGTTGCAGATGTTGACCATCTTTCCCACTACAGATTATCCCACAGATGGGACAAACGGGTTCCTCATCAGCAGTATATCGTGCCGGGACGTTACATTCGGGGCACTTTACTACGGAATGGTTTACATTTTTTAGGACTACGTTACCTTTTGAAGTGCTTACTGTTACCGGGATTCCGTGTTTAAGCTTTTCGCCAGTCCACGGGTCGAACCCTCGGTAGAACACGTGTGGATCGTCATCTACTGATGTTTTTTCGACTCGTTTCCCTTCCCGAGAGTGACTTTCCGGCATTGATAAATTAACGACCGACTATACATACCTAACCAACGGGTAGGACTTAAATTCTTCGACTTCGAGTCTTATGATTGTTGAAAGTCAGTAGATTCTTCTTGATCGAAATTAACCGGATACATCCACGTCATCGCTCGTTCGTCGCTGACGCCGTGAACCGTCGCGGCAGGTTCGGACCACTCGGCCAGCGACTCTTCGAAGTCAGACGGCGGGACGATAGCTCCCGACATAAGCACCGGGTTCGAGACGATGTTCTCAATGCGGAATTCGTGATAGTGGCCCCGATAAGCGATGTCGAAATTGTGCTGGTGAAGCCACTGAAGCCATCGTTTCTTCCCTGCCGACGTGCCGATGTGAATGAGACTATGCTGGCCGTGACGAAGGTGAGCGCGATGCTCACAGTCATTCAAGGTTTCTCCCCGGAGTGGGAAGTTGGTAAAGTTACCACCATCCGACCTAACGAATTTCACGTTGTCGTATCCTCGATCTCGGACACGCCGATCCAGCGTCATAAAGAACGCCGTGTCAACGTTATCGTCAGGCCCCATTCCGTCACCGCGAAGCTCACCGTGGTTCCCTTTCTGACACACGATCTGAACCGACTCGAATTCCGTCGAAGCTCGGTCGATGAACTCCATGTAGATGTCCGAAGCGACAGTCAGTTGCTCCGGCAGGGAAAGTTCTGTTTCCCACGGCTGATCGTCATGGATACCGATGCCGTGAAGGTGATCTCCCCCCATTACAATATGGAGCGTGTCGAATTCCACGCCAGCTTCTTCCTGTCGTTTCTTTAGCGAGAAGACTTTATCAGAGACGTTCCTGACGCGCTTGATACCGATTTCAGCACTGAAGGTATCGTTTCCGAACTCGTCAGTGTAGTTTGCTCCGATGTGGTCGTCGGAACGGTGGACGACCATATCTTCGTGGCTCTCTCGAACCGAAAGTCCATCCTCGGGAACGGCGGGAGCGCGACCGTTCAGATCGCGGTCGAGATACTGGATTAGCTCGTGGACTTTCTTTTTTGCATCCCGAGTGACCGATGCTTTGGATCGAAGCTCTCCTGTTGGTTCGTCGGGGTTGATCGGGTACTCGTTGGCGTCAGGCCGGTAGTAGAAGACCTTTGCGCCATCTTCTTCACGTTCACCGAGTGGGATTCCATCAACGTTCTGCAAATTGTTGATGTGATCCCGAGCGGTGGAACGACTGATTCCGAGTGAATCAGAAATCTTGCCGTAACTGGCTCCACCGTTCTGGAGAAGCGTGAATACTTGCTGGCGTTTCTGCGAGTTGATAGTGTGTTGTTTTGTCAAGTGAAATTTGGTCCCGTGAGGGATGACTACTTCTGGATGTCTTCGTTCCGATTGTAGACCGCGCAATCGGAGCCGAGACAGAACACTGATGCTCTCTCGGCTATCTCCTTACAGTTGAATTCACTGTACTCCCGTCCGATGATTTCGTCTAACTGTTCGTTAGTAACCTCCTCCCGATAGCCCGGAATCTCTCTGAAGAATTCGTGGATTACATCTCGTGGAACACCGATCTCAACGAGCCGACTGAGTATCGACATTTCCATAACGTGAGATGCGTTCCCGAATTCAAAGGCATCATCACTATTTCTGAACTCCTCGATACACGGTTTATTCGAAGTTATGAACGGAATGTCTTCGAGTTCGATGTCATCATTCGCCCGTTCTTCGTACTGTTCGACAGCCGTAGGGTCAAATGTGGAACTGCGGTTATAGCTTTGATTTTTGTTGCTCTTTGCGCTCCTGATTGCCTGTACGACCTTATCACCGGCAGTGGTCGAAGGGACTCGTCGGTAGCCATCCTGCCATCGAGGTGCCCGAGTCAGGGAGTCGTATTCATCGACGCCAAGATCGGCCATCTCTTCCACGGTGATCTGCACACACCAACGTGTTCTATCGTCGTAGGATGCTCCGTGGTGAATGGTGTTCGGATGGCGGGCCAGCCGTCCGAGATCAGAGGCATCAACGTCAACCCACCGGTCGATGCTGACACCGCCTGCTGTCTCGTTCAGCCACGCCATCACCCGTTTGCCGTAGGACTTCAGCCCGTTCTTGAATTGATGGAACGAACCGTTGTTCGTTGAAATCGATGGGAAATCAAGATATAGATGAAGACCCTTGTGACCGGAAAGCACGACGCGGAAGTGGTCTCCCTGTCCGGCTTCGAGAATGGCCGCCGCGATCATCCTCGACCGTGCCAACAATGCGCTCATCTCACGACGCCACGCATCGTAGTCGCCTTTGCCTTCGTCCGGTTGGTATTGGTTGCCCTCTACGTCCAAGTCGATGAAGATGCAGTCTACCTTCGGAATGTTACCGTCCCGGCTGTGGCCTCTCGGGAACGAATAGACTGAGTAGTAGCCGGGCATCTCACCGTGGATTGCTGTGTTCAATGCGTCACAGAATTCAGCCCGGTTGTTTCGATACGCCTGAAATTTCTCACTACTGGATGACTGTCGGGGATAGTCAGGAGCGAAGACGCCGCTCGCTTGCCACAGCGCCTTCTCGGGATTCATTCGATCTTCTCCCCACAGCGAATACAGTCACCTCCGATCACTTCGACCTCCGCATCACAGCGTGGGCAGTAGGGCGTGTCGTCCATCGGGTCGTCTTGTGCCACTTCTCCCGGTGCCAGTGTGTTGCTGGCGTCGTATGGATCAGTCATTATTCGAGAGTCCCCTGTTGGAACACGGTTTCTTCCTTCTCTTCCTGTTCCTCGACTTTCTCTTCCAACTCGTTCGCCTCTTCTTCGGTGAGGTTCACGGTGTGGCCCTCGAACGGATGGGTCACGAGCAAGCCCTCGCCTTCGAGGAACTGCTGTTCGTAATCCATCGCAACCGGCTTCGGATAGTGTTCGTGAACCAACTCTCGCGTGTCTTCGATGATCGTGGGCCAGTCGAGGTTTACTTCTCGGCTGACCTGATTAGCAAATTCCGAAGCCGCCCACTCGTGGGGGGTCACGGTCTTGTCGGGTCGGACGTACCCCTTCGTCTTCATGCTCTTTAGCGCCGACCGAACGTCACTGTTGGTGATGTTCCAGCCTTGGCCGCGCATCTTGGACTGGAGCGTTCCAACGTCGTACTGCTTCCCGAAGTTGGTCCGAAGAACCTCCAGTAGCTCGAAGTCCTTATCCTGAAGGTTCAGCGCCGACAGGACCATCTTCTCACCGAAGACACGCATCCCAAGCCACGCATCTGCTGGTGTAACCAGTAGCGTCACGTCGTTGGTAATGCGATTATTACCGTTCCAGAGTTTTTGTGGAACCTCGATCCGGTCGTCGTAGTGGAAGAGCGTGACACTCTTCATAAAGTCCGAAAGCCTCGGGAAGTCGCGCCGGGCTTCGGTAAAGTGCTGAGGGAGCGGGTTCTGGTCATCCAGTGCAGGCATCACCGGATTAAGGAAACCGCCGGGAGAGTCGTCACCGTAAGCGTGCATCGGGATCGTTGAGACGTACTCCCGAATTTCTTGGGTCCGTTCCTCGTCTATGTTGTACTCGATAATTCCGGCTTCCTGCTTTGCCTGCCGGGTGTTGACCCGCTCGGTCAATCCGGCGGAGTCATCAATCCCAAGAACGAGCGCCCGGTTTCGGACTTCGGCGTAGTCATTGATGTCCACCTGCTCATTGTCCGAAGCGAGGAACAGGATCAGACAGTTCGGTGGCATCAACGTTTGTGTCACTGTTTGTCGCTCGCCGCCGGTCACGTCGTTGTAGGAGTGGCTGATGGGATTGCCGTCGCCGTGACGCTTCCAGATGTCTTCGAGCCAGTCCTTCCCGGCGATGTTGCTGATGTCTTTGTGCCGGTGGACCGGACAAGAGTTGATCTGATCGGCTTCTTCGTACAGCACGGTTTCGCTCATCGACGTGGGAATCTGGTAGACCCAGTTATCGGGAACGCAATACTCAGCGGCGTTCACAACTGCGTCTTTTCCGCCGGACGAGAGGCCCGTCATCACGACGAAGCCACCGCCCATAAAGGAGAGAAAGACCACGAGGTGTGTGTCTCCTTCCCCAGCGAGGCCAAAGTCTTCTCGTAGTTGACTTACTTCATACAGCGTCGGACTCTCGTAGTCGTTAATGGTCATTGTAGGTTGTGTCGGTTGGGATTTTTCGTTCTAATGCCGGTTCGGTGTCTGGCCCATCGGGGTAGAGCCAACTCCATAGCTTTTCGACTCCATGCTTCTGTCGGACGTAGATATACTGTTTTTCGTCTGTTTCAGTAACGTAACCGCCCGAGGGGAGCCACGAAAGTACCTTCTCAAACCGCTCTTTGTTTACACCTGTAATTTGGAAGGTATCATAAGAAGCAAGATGACCGTCTCCGTCATACAGACCACGAACGAACGCGGCCCGAAGTCTGTCTGATTCTAACTCAGGAAGGGCGGGGGAGAACGTCTTGTCTCTGTCACAACCACAGTCCCGAAGGTCGTCAGCCATCTTTTCGCTGGTAATTGTAATGTCATGCGTGCCGTCTTTCTGCTCCTTAACTCCGTATTCCGCATCGACTGCTTTCTTGAACGCAACGACGTGTTCCCGGTCAATCAGACAGAGTGATACTATGTGAGAGTTAGAATTTCCACGGACGTAGACTGCCCCATCAGCGTACAGCATACCGAGCCAGTACGCTTTTTCGGTATTGTCTATCTCGGAGAAGTAGGACTCATTGACAGGCAACTTTCCGTTTTTCCGTTTGTCATCTACCCCCGCAAGCCGCTTTGCTCGCGTCCACGTTCCGAAGTGGTTTTCGAGCGTACTGGTAGAGGGGCCGTCCATCTCACCAAATTCGTCATAAGTTGGCGGTCTTCCAAGCTTTTCGGTTGCGTTACGAATTGACTGAAGTCTTTCTTCGTCATCATATCCGTAACAGTAGTCTGTTTTTCTTTCGTATGCCATTGGTTGTGTCACGCCACTTCACGGGCTGACGCCGGGTCCGTTCCGGGGAGGGAACAGACCCAAAGGCGGCCCGCGAAGCGGAAGAAGGTAGTTAGTTTCCGCGCTGTTCAGCCTACTACGTCAGTCGTCGGCGAAGTCTTCTTTCCGAATATATTCCTCGTGACGACGCATCGCCGCTTCTTCAGCGGCGGCCATCACATCGTCCTGCCGCGCTTCCAGCCACTCTTCGTAGTCTACGTCGTCGGGGACAGAATGTGTCTCCGAGACGTAGGCTTCGACAGGCTCATACTGTGATAGCTGAACCTTTCTACTGGCCGAGACTGTCACCTCTTCGAGGGTGTCCGTACGGTCAGTCATCGTTCTTCCTCTGGAACCCAATCTGTCTCTGGCACCTGTGTCAGACGGTACTCGTCAGACGCTTCCAACGCACATACCGCCGCGTTGAGTAGCGACCGTCGCTTTTCCTCACGGGAGACTTCGCCCATGTTCAGGACGAGACGACCTCTGTCATCGAACTCTGCGAAGCCGGGGTGGTTCTCGATTACGGCATCTTCTTCGTCGTCGTAGAACAGGGTCATCGTCTACTCAGCCCGCTGGTTGGCCTCGTTCGCGGCGGCCTCCCAGTCGATGTCGTCCGGGTTCTCGACTTCATCAGCGGCGAAGTCCTGAATATCGTCACCGGTCGGATCATCGAAGTTGCGAGCGGCGTAGTCGATCAGGTCTTCGAGCTTGTCCGGTACGTTCTCGGGAAGGGCGGAGCCGCCACTGTTGTCGGGTGAGTCCGTAGTCTCGGTGGACTCCGTGGACTCGGTGTCCGTGTCAGTGGAACCGGACTCGGCGACAGTCCCACCATCAGTGGCCGCCGCTTCCTGCTGTGAGTCGTCACCCTGCGACTCTCCGATCTCGTTGTCGATGTTGACGAATTCCCCAGTCTTCACGTCCATGAGGTTCGGGGTAGTGTAGGTCTGCGTCTCACCATCCTCGAAGGTGTTCGTCTCCTCAGTGACCCACAGTTCGAGGGTACGGCCCTCCAGTTCGGAGCGCAGGTCCGGGTCGTGGGTCGTCATCCACTCGTGGCTGTTGTACTTCGGGTTGTCGTCTTCTTCGCCACGCGGCGTCGGGTCCATGCCGTTGTCGTCCACAATGGCGTCACCCTCTGCCGACATCTTCTTGGCGAAGGTACGGACCCACGCACTATTCGAGAGGAGCGTCGAGGCGTCACCAACCTCGATGGTCGGTTCTTCCGTCGTCTCCACGTCAGCGTCCTCGTGGACCGCTATATCGCCCGCTTCCTCGATGACCACACCGACCGGCTGGAAGTAGTACGTACTACTCCCACCAGTAGTAGAGTGACCGACGACGCGTGGGTGTTCGAGAATATCCTGTGCAGACATCTCGTCACTGTACTCGCCGGTTTCCTCGTCGTAGTTCTCGTAGACGAGGCCATCTTCCGGGTTCAGGTTGAACCAGTGGTCAGCCGAGTAGACGGACCACTTGTTCGGGGCGTCGTCTCGCTGGAGAACCACGCCGTCGAGGACTTCCGCATCGGTGTAGTTTGTGATGAAACTCGCACCGAACTGCTGGTGGAGGTTCCCGTTCGCTTTCTTTGGAGTGAACCGGACGGTCGAGTATCGCTTGATGTTCAGTCGAACGTCGTCGTAGTCGCCGTTGTTCGAACCGCCGTTACTACCGCCGTTACTTCCGTTGTATCGAGACATTGTTAGGTTGTGTCACGTCTCCGCATCGCCACTTTCGGTGCTGACGTGCTACACCTAAAGTGTTGAGGCGTGCCGCCTTGAGTCTTATGGTATGACTCGAAGCAGGCAACTTCTACTCTTCACCTCAAGTGGGAATGACGGAATTGAACCGCCACTACGGGCCACCTTCCCGAAGCCGAAGATCCACTTACTTTACGCGGGCGCGACCGTTAGTGGAAGTCTTGGCAAATTAAACCCCGGTAGGTTGATCGGGGGCCAAGACCGTTCGTCATCAGAGTCCACGATCTACCTCCAGTTGGTCATCGAGAAGGGGTAGGGTTGGTTCTGCTCGTGGCATCGACAGGAACAGTGTTCACCGCAGGGTCTACAGCGACAGTTAGTCATCTTCCTCTTCTTCAGCTTCTCCATCATCAGATGTGAACGTCTTTTCTTTGACGCTCACCGATCCGCTTTCGTCGGCATCAGAGTCGGAACCAGAGTCAGAATCATCATCTTGGGCCTGCATCCAGCTTACAGTGAGGTTTCCACCTACCACCGAAACCGGAACAGTTTTGCCTTCAATTTCTTCTATTTCGTCCATCCCGATCTGGAAAAGATCGAGCATGTGAGTGAAGTGTGACGCCGGGTCGTCCCGACCCTCTGGTAGATCGAAGACCAGTCGTTGCTGGTTGTCGAACGGAACTCCTTTGACCGGAATAATGATCCGGGGATCGTTGAAGAATTCGCCAGCGTTGTCAACGATGTCAGGCTCACCGAGTGTTGCGGTCAGGTCGGTTTCCTGTAGCGCCTCGACTTCGGAGATAGCAGTCCGAACGGCTTCCGCACCGTTCGGGACTTCTGGTTCGTTTGTATTATTGAATGGGTTGATACGACTAATCACAGTTAGGATGTTGAGTGTCATCGGTAGGTTATGTCTCCGCCGTGGCGTCATTGGGGTGAGAAACCAGCCCGCAACGCCAGCTTGGACTGCCCATAGTCCCGACGAGATTCGAACTCGCGTCAGAAGGTTCAAAGCCTCCTATGATTGTCCACTACACTACGGGACTACAGCAAGCCGTGGGTGCCGCTAACCTTCTGGTGGCCTACCTCGTTCGCCCGAGGTCCACACTTCAACGGAACAGGCTTGAACTGTCTCGCTGTCGTGCATTACTCTCGTAGGGTTCGGACAAACGGTATTGTAGCGACCACGCACCCAGTTCTATGATTTGTCATTCGGGTAATGGGGATTTTTACGTCTCTCGCTGGGCGTTGACCACACCTTCTTCTCAGTCGAGGACGAACGGGAAGTCCCGAGGGTTTCAGCCAGCGGGCCTTCTCGAAGGCCGGGAGCGGGACTTAGCACCCACGTCTCAGGCATCACAAGCCTGCAATCTTATCTATATTAGACCATCCCGGAAGTGAGAACGGGTGGATTTGAACCACCGTTCTGGCGTCCCAAACGCCAAATGATACCACTACACTACGTTCCCTCAAGTAATGTCTCCTTTTCTTTGATATGGGGTATCTCGGAGCAAGGCTCCCCTTCTCGATGGCTGATCCCCTTTATTCCCACACTGGGAGCGACCCAGTGCAGGGAAGGCCGTCAAGCGCGGCCTTTTCTAACAGCCCTCACTTTTCCTAAAACTGGCATCTCAGCCAGTTTGCCCCATTTCGTCAATGCGGTTGGCTGAATTTGGCTGTCAGTTGAAGCTGGAATCAGGACTCGAACCTGAGACTTCCATCTTACGAAGATGGGCCTCTGCCAAGCTGAGGTATTCCAGCAAAACGAGGGTGGGCCTCGCCTAACTTCCGGCCCGCAATATGGGCCTCGGTGCCGTCATCCCGAGCGGCACGCCTATCGGTTCGCCCGACAGGATTCTGAGCTACACCAGCCTGAAAACGGGGCGACCAGCCCCGTGAATCCCAACCGAAAGTGGGCGGGACACAACCTCCCGAGGTGAAACCCTCGGACCTGACGATACAGCCCACTCTCGGATAAATGTTGAGAGTGACCGGGAAAAGGCCCCGGCTGTTAGGTCTGTATCGGGTCAGCGGCCCGTAGGGATTCCGACCCCGGAATGGAGATCAGCGAGCGGCGGTAGCCTGTCTCGCCCATCTCCCTACTACACTTGACAACGCCCATTGTCTTAAAGATGGCGATTTCGAGTCTTGTGTTGGCATCCAAGAAATCGTTCCGGTTACTGCTATGACAAAGAGTTAAGTGCGACAAAAACAATTCTTACTTGTGAGGAAGAAGATGGCTGAGAGCGACCCGAATACCCGGAAAAAACATAAGAATAAAGAGAAAACTGTAAAGTGTCCGGTCGAAGGTTGTGAGAAAGAAGTCTTATCACGCGGCCTCCATCTACACGTCAGTAGGTCTTCGGGGGGCGGTCACGGTACCCAAGGTGAGATACCAGATGATATTGATTTAGAAGACGCAGAAGAAGTTGGAAAACGGGAGGTGGAGATGGAATATCCCGAATCCAGAAGCTCCGAGCAAGTAGCTCGATTATGTCCATATTGTGAACGCCCGTTCCGTGGTAAGCACGGAGTGATGATCCATCTCGGGCAGACTGCTGGACGGAAAAACCATCCAGAAGATGCTTCTGAACGCCACGATCTTGATGATTTTGCCATTGTTGAGGTTGACGAGAACGAAAATATTATAGAAATTATTGATGAAGAGTCTTCACTCCCTGCTACTGAACGGAGACAAGAGGGTGAAGACTCTGGACCTGCATCTCTCGAACGCGAGAAGGTCGAAGAATATATCGACGGTCTTCGTGAGCAGGGTCTTGAGAAAGAAGCCGAGAAAGCTGAGAAAATGCTACTCGGTGAGTGACCACTCTTCGGCAAAGTATTCCTGAGTGTATTTTGGTTCGTTCCCGACAGTCCGACTGTCGCGGAGATCGTCTTTGATCCCAACAAGCTCGTAGAAACTTTCTTTTTCGAGATGCTTGCCGTCCTCAATAGCCGGAACTATCTCTGACAGCATCACTTCTGCTCGAACATATTTACTCACGAGGTAGTCTATCATCGGTTCGAGGAACCGGCGAACATCTTCTGCCCCTTTGATGGTGATTTTGACGTTGCTCGAATCAATATTTGCACCGTGAGACTCTTCGAAGATACTGTATTTCACACCCCGCTCTTCGCAGTAGGCCATCATCTTCCCGAGGAGGGGGTCGTCATCTACGGGACGACGAATGTTCACCATCGGATGAAGTGTATAGTCTAACCGGTAGTCAGTGTCTTTGACGACTTTCAGGGTGACTGCCCCTATTGCATCGATCACACCGGCCAAGTGAGCGATCTGCGTGTCTTCCATGACCGATGCTTGAGAATCATTGGCAGTAACTTCTTCGGCTTCCATAGCTACCAAAGACTCTCTTCGCCAGCTTTAAGTTAATACCGATCTTCTGTTCAGAGAAGTACGCCCCATAACGGAAGCCGCTATCCTTCGGGTAGTGGTGTGCCTGCTGTGTCGTCAGGTCGAGGGACGATACGACGGAACCGGGGGAGAGGTCAATGGCCGTGGGTAAAGACTTGAAACAGAAGTTTTAAGTCAATTCGCGTTGATATACAAGTGAGGACAAGTTCTTTCTCGGTACATAGATCACTACTTTTAGTTTCTACTTTGACTACAACTCCACACCCTTCTCGATGTTAAACATTCTAATCTAAACGGTAAGATCTACTGTTTAGCTTCGAGAAGGGCGGAGGTTTTCGACGTTAAAGAGTTTGAGTAGAACTATTTAAGTAGTAATTGTATGTTCCGGGTTTAGCTTGTCTGTTATCTAAACTACAAATGGAATATCCAGATGAGAGAGAACCGCCCAATGTAATCACGAGCGACACTGAGAACGCAACAACAATCCAACCCGACGAGGCACCGCCTCATAAGCAAGCTAAGTTTAGGCGATTTAGAGCATACAATACTGGGACATGGAACGGTCCAAAGCGAGAGAACAAAGAAGTAACGCGGCGTCAAGATAACCTACATCGATTCGATTCGATTGCATCATCGTTGTCCCTCAAGAGCCATCAGAAGGAGCGTGGTCGGAATATCCTCGATGGGATGAACGTTCGGGAAGTTGGTATCCGCGTCGATGCGATCATCTTTGCGCTCTGTGTACTGGTCGCTAATGCTGATGTCGAGGACGGGAATCGGTACTGGGTCGAGGACGGGACCCGGTACTGGCCGCAACCAAGTTCACAGCGAGAAGGGGGTGGGAGGTTCGTCAAGATTGCCGACTCACTTGATCTGGACTGGAAGCGGCAGATGTCGGCCATCAAGAAGATCCAATCCGAGGTCGATATTTGATGATAACTATTCTCCGTGATACCAGAGAGCAGAAGCCGTGGGAGTTTACCCAACACGATGTCGAGACTCGGGATGTGACTATCGCTACTGGGGACTATACTCTCGCTGAATTCTGCGATCACGATGAAGAGAACGACACGTACTATCCCCGCTACGCTTTCGAGAGAAAGAGCGGTGACGACTTTATTTCCAGCATCACTCGGGAGATGGACCGATTTCGGCGGGAAATTAAGAGAGCGTCCAACTGGGAATCGCCGTTACAGGTAGTGATCGAGGAACCGAAGGCCCCGTCTCGATACCAAGATAGCTATTTCTTGGACTTCTACGACGTTGATCGGTCCCAAGTCTTCAGTACGGTAGACACACTGGAGAGCCATTACAACGTTTCGTTCAACTTTGCCGGGAATCGTGATCGGGCGCAACGGATGGTTCACGATATGCTTCTGACCCGACTTCGTTCAGACCTTATGTCTGACTGATCTTCACTCGGGAGATTTACAATTACCAATTATTTTCGGCTTGTTCTTTCCGTTTATTTGATGCGGATTTTGTGTATCGTTTTGTTGTCTCCAGTTTCTTGTGACGGAGTTGGACTCGGGCTTCGTTCAGGTCTACTCGGTCTGCCCACATTGTTGCCGCCCCCCTCCTTATCGAGTACCACGTCAGTTGTCTATTTCGTGGTTTGATGTCGGTCAGATCGAGAAGGGTATCGAGCAGGCTGTTAAGTGACCACGATTCGTAGCCGTTGCCGTATTTTGTTAACCAGATAGATTCACTATCATCGTATTTTTCATACCCTCGTCGCTCTTCAAGCCACCGTTCTAATGCTCTAACGGAGCGAGACGAGAGAACGCACTCCCATGTGTCATCGCTTTTTGATGCTTCATCCTTCGGGACGACTACCTCTTGGTTATCCAATTGAAGCCAGTGGGTGTTCGCCCGTTTGATCTCGATGGGGCGGAGTCCAAGGTCGATGCTTATAGCGATAAGGGAAGGGAATTTCCATGAGTTTGCGTCGGCGAAGTCATCTGGCCCGATGTCAGTTTTCTTTTTCCCCAACCGCTGTGCAAGAGTCGCTTTGAGTCTGTCTCGTTCGTCGGGGTTGACTGTCCGGTAGCTCTTCATTGACCCGTACTCGATAGCGGCGTTGTAGAGCGAGTTCATCTCGTCGCGCTTGAAGTAATGCTGTCGCTTGCTCGCTCCTTGCTGTTCGAGTTGGCCGATTTTTGAGTATTCCCAGTCGTACCGTTTGCCACCCGTATCGCTGAACCACCTAAAGAGCCGTTTGATGGCTTTGATATAGTCGCGCACTTCTCGATCTTTGAGCGTTGTTTCTGATACCAGCTTGTCTATCAGTGATTCGGCATCGCCGGGAGTGAACGTTTTCGTAAACTCATCGGCTTGTTGCCATTTCCAGCGATAGGCTTTTTCAATTTTGTAGTGGGTAGTTTTGACTGTACTTTGAGCGTAGCCGTCTCCCTTGAAGGGATTTTTCCCTTTCTGATGAAGCCAAATGAGGAAGTCCTCTTTGTACCCTTCATATTCGTCAGTGTAGATTGGTGCAAACCGTTCGAGTGCTTCTCTGTTGTGTTTGCTGACGGGGGGTAATTGAATGGTTGTGTCGTCGGTATCGGTGTCGAACATGGTGGTTTCCCACCGAAGCAGTGAACGGTGTAATGTTACCCAAGACCCTGTGAGTCTTTATTTCGTGGATAGCTGTACCGGAAAATGCGGAAACCGCCGCGTAGCGGCGTTAGTGCGCTGGCCGAGATTTGAACTCGCCGAGGACGGTCCGGGCGTGCGGCGCTGCGCGCCGTTCCGGGCCTGCGACTCGTCTGCTCAAATCTCGGTGGCACGACATCCTCGCGCGAGAAGTGAGCGACACGCACAGCGGTCGCTCACGGAAATGCGCTCGGAAGAAGGTGCGCTGGCCGAGATTTGAACTCGGGTTAGGACCGTGGCAGGGTCCTGTGATACCACACGCCGCTTCGCGGCGTTTTCCGGCAACACTTTCTGGTAAAGATCGTTTCTGACTTCGGTGTTTGGGTAATATTACACGAGTGTAATAAAACCCTCTGTTAGGTACCACGATGAGGCTGACAAGAGTCTGTGATAACCTTACATCCCTTAATCCATTCCGAGTAAGGAGAATCCAACTACGGTCACGATCAGTCCGATCAGAGTGACCGGAGCTTTCGCTTCGTTGGGTGATTCGGTAGTTTCGTGATCGAACTCTTCGCACTCAACGTCTTCACCTTCGATAGACATATCTACACATTCTTTATCTGTGTGTTCTGTCGTCGCTGGCATTACAGCTCCGTAACTCAAGAGTAGTAGGCCAACGAACAGCAGAAGAATTGCTCTACCCATTTTGTTTCTGATGGTTCTTTCTGCTCAAACAAGTTAAAGATTAGGTAGAATTATTCACCTGCCAAACGTTCTATCTCTACGACGATATAAACTATCTTCGTGAGAAGGAGTCAACAGGGTGTTCGTGGTCTTCCATCTCCTGCACGTTTGAGACGACAAAGCCACAATCACACTCTGCCGGGAAGTATTTCGCTACACCGGGGTCGTTCCACGGTGCATCTGAGTCACTGATACTGACGCCGGGTGGTAGATTGTTTCCCATCTTGCTCACCTCTCCCCATTTGTGGGTTTAAACCACGTTGTAGATTCAACAGTTAGTACGTTCTCGATAGCCGCGCCACACTCGTTGCAGGCTCGTAGTTCCAACAACCCGTTACCAACCTCGTCAGGTTCGGTTACTGTTGTCACGCTATCTGCACCACCTAACTGCACAAATTCTGTTTCTGTTCCACAGTTTGGGCAGTGTATCCTGTTAGTTTCACTCATGGTTTGAAGTGTAACTGCCAGCCCTCGTATTCGATAGTGACCCGTCCGCACTCCGGGTCGGGGTCCACATCGAACCCGACCTTATCGCCGGGACCGTGAGCGTGGAATGCTTCTTCTATCTCGACAACTTTGCCGTCCCTCCCATCTGGCATATCGCTCGGCCACTCTGCGATAGTGGGGAGTTCTACTGTCTCTCCATCTGGCGATTCGAGAGTGCTGTACCCGAACCGATACGTGCGCGTTTCTTCACACTTCCAACCTTGCCCATATTCGCCTTCGGCGTACTGGCATTTTTCGTGGAAGATTGCCGCTCCATCTTCGATGATGGGTAGCTCTTCGACAGGCATGAACTCATGTTCGTGAGCGTGAGGTTCATTCCATGGCGCTCGGGGGTCGCCAGCCGAGGTTCCCGGTGGGTAGTTACTCCCCACCATTGTTTCCCTCTTCCAACTCGGGGTTGGTTTCGTGATATTCGGCGGCGCATTTTAGTGAGCAGAACAACATGAAGGAAGCGTCACGAACATCGCCACCTGTTCCTCTCACCTGTACGAAGTAACCGTTCGGGTTGTCGTCTGCTGGTGCTGTGTCGTGGTATGCTTCTTTCGACTTGTTCTCGCAACCGTCCCAGTCGCAGTCGTGGTCTTTAACCATCAGTCTTCAACCTCCGTGATGTCGAAGTCGTAGACTCCACCGCCGGTCGTACACTCAGTCCCACTGACTGCTTTGTAGACGATGGTGATGGAGCCGTTCGAAGCGAGGTGAACTGCTTCGAACTTTTCCGGGTGGTCTTTCATCCGCTGGAAGCGGTCGGCATCGGCGACTGCGTGCCGCTCGTCGTTCCGAAGTGATTCGACTATCTGCTGTCGGGTTGGGTCACTCATTTTGCTCTTTGTCCAGTTCGCCACCCTTTTCCCAAACTTGACAGAAAACCACCATATCGCGCATGACTCTGATTTGTTTATCGACTACTCCGTTAGTACATTCGATGATTTCTTCATATTCCTCACATGGAGCGTTCCGGCTTGCTCCACGGAGATGGGTCTGTACCTCTTCTAACTTCTCTGCCGCATACTTCAGGTGGTCGGCGCTCTTTCCGGCGTCACTCATCGTATCTCAGTCTCCATTGGTGATTCATGTCCCATGATTTGAGTCTCCGATTCTGATTCTTTACCGAACGAAATTACGGAGGTTTTCGAGGCCCTTCACCCCAAGCCCGTCAACCATCAGTAGCTCGCTGTCATCTGCTTGTCTGATGTCCACGATGGTCTGATACCCTTCGTCCTGAAGGTTCTCGGCTGTGCTTTCGCCGATGTAACCTACTTCGCTCCAGTCGGCTCCTTTCAGGGAAATCAGGTCCAGATCGGACTCCGATTTGTGTTCCATCCGACCGGCACTGAGTTGGGTGTCGAATTGAACACGAGACTCCATCCGGTGAGCGTGGTCTTCTTTTCCCCCTTCTCGCTCCGACCGAAGCAGAACTACCTGACCATCTACGTAGATGATCTGGTACTGTTCGTCGCCTCGGTCGTCTTCATACACCTGTCCAACTTCCGGTTCCGCCGTAGGATGTGCTGTTTTACTCATCTTCGTGTCCTGTCTCCATTTTCTTCTTTTCCCATTTTTCCTGTACTCTATTCTCTTCCTTCTCGTTGTCAACCACGTCAGCGAGATCGTGGATGTATTCGACAATTTCGCTGTTGTCTGTATTCCAATGTTGGTCAGAGATGTTTTCGATGCTTTCTGCTAAGTGTCGCGCCTCGTCAGCAGTGTAAGCCGCATCTCTGTCTCCGGTGTCAACGATAACGATGTTCTCACTATCGCTGATACAGAGGTTCAATCGGTCTACTTTACCGTCGATGATAGCCTTCGATACGGTGGTTTGGATGTCAGATTCGTACATTACGCGGATGTTCTATCTGGAGCGCGTTGATAGTTTGCATCTTCAACGACACCAATCCGCTCCAGCGTGTACTTGATGGCGTCGTCTTTCGTTAGCATCCAGTCTTCCTGTACCAGTTCGTCGTCTTCACACATCACCGACCAGTCTCCTGTTCCGATGTCGTCATGACGTAGCAGGTACAGCCGGTCGTCGGTAGAGATGTTGATTGTCGCTTCGTCTATTTCGTGGAATCTTACTTCTACGTTTTTCATAAGTTATGTTCCCATCAGCCGTGAGCATCGTCAGGGTCGGGATGGCTACTCCCCGACCGAGGGGCACGTTGCCCCTTTCGCCCGTTACAGCATTGACGCCCACTGATTCCGACAACTCCTACAGAGATTCTTTCCGTCGAACTTCTGTACGTCGGTGGTAGAACCGCACCGTCCACAGGATTCGCTTTCTGGCATCAACGGAACTATGGGCGTTTCCGTTCCTTCCGCTTGGTCACTATCCATCGTCAGTCACCACTTCAGAAGCGGCGTTCTCGGCGGCATCAGCAGGCTGGTCAGCCAACTGAGCGTGTTCCTCCACCACGTCGATGAAGGTGTTCACGATGGTTCGGGTGGTGTCCCGCTTCGAGACACTGGTTCCTTGTTTGGCGTGCGTCTCTCTCACCAGCCGGTCGAAGGCCAGTGAGTCGTTTTCTCGAAGCTCCTGCGCTTCTTCTGAGAAGGCCGCACAGGAAGCCGCCGCCCGAAACGCCGCAGTGTTCCGAACGAGGTCTGCCAGTTCGTCGTTGCTCATTTCACTGAGCGCCCGTTTTTCGTTGTCACTCATTGGTTACTTTTGCTGTGTCGGTGATGTGCCCCTTCTCGATGTCCAACTCTTCTGCTACAGCTTCGCGCTGATCCTCGAAGTCTTCATCATCTGCTTCGACTTCGACAGCGAGGCGGGCTTCAACCAGATCACCCATCGTCTTGTCCTCCGTCGGTTGCCGCGTCTTCGTCAGCCTCCCCATCAGCCTCAGCGATAAGGGTCGTGCGGAGTTCTTCGTTGCGGGACTCGAACTCGTCGGCCTTCTCCCTCACAGACTGGGTGAACTCTTCGATTTCTGCGCTGGCGGCCTGCCCTTCGAGGGCGTCTTCACCGCTCTCTGAGTCAGCCTGAAGCCGACGGGTGTGTTCCCGGCTGACCAGACCGAGGGTCTGCGACGGGTTCATCACCATGTCGTTTGCCGCGTCGATGTACTCCTGAGCGGTGCTGGTGTTCTCGCCGCCCTGATAGCTGTGGGAGAGAGCGTAGGTCGCGCCGTCCCACATTGCCGTCATGTCCGGGGTGAACACGTTGTCAGCCCGCTGTCGGGCGTGGCTTGCGGCGTCCTGAGCGAGGTAGCTCGGGAAGCCAGCGAGTTCGTAGAATGCCCGGATGTCGTCGTTGTGGTCGAAGGGTTCGGCGAAGTCCATCTCCAGCGTGTCCACTTCGATGTCTTCCGCCAGTTCGATGAGTTCAGCCAGCCGGTTCGTCATCAGCTCCATCTCTTCGAGAACATCATGAACCTCGTCTTCGAGGTCCACGTCCCCGACGTGGCGGATGGTCTTCTGCTCTGTGATGGACCTGATGCTGTTGTTGCACCGAGTGTCCTGGGCGAACCCCTCGAAGTAGAGGGCGGTGTCACCGAAGAAGTCGTAGCCGGTGCGAACACCGAGAACGATGGGATCGCGCCCGCTGTCGTCGTCGGTGTAGTCGATTTGGAAGGCGTCGAAGAGAACGTCCATGTGGACCTCTCCGCCGCCCTTGTACTGACGGATTTCACCGAATACGTCGTCTCCGTAGTCCTCGTCACGGATAGCCTCTTCGAGCGGTTCGTAGGCCGTTAGCGGGTTAACGATGCTGTACGTCTTGGTCGGGACGTGCCACAGTGCATCATCCACCTGGTCGGCATCTTCGTCAACCGACAGCCAGCTTCGGAGCTTGTCGGGAGAGTAGACCGACTGGAAGCGGTCAGTCTCCACGAAGACCGAACCAGACCCGGCGCGGGTTGCTTCGGAGCCATCGGGAAGAACGCTATTGATGCGCCCTACGTCCATCTTATCGGCCACGTCATCGGGGACCTTCCACGCCAGTCCCCCCTGCTCTGCCTGTTCGAGATTGCGAATCGCCGTAGCGAGTGAAGTCTCCGGCGGGTCGTCGGGGTCGATTCCCGCGATACCAGCCGCCCTGTCACCCATTTCGGCATTATTGTGGCTGGTAAGACCAGCGAACTGTTCTACACTATCGGGAGTGTTGCTTCGTCGCATAGGTTGTGTCCCACCATTTCTAACGCGCCGTGGGTGGCGCAGTGAGTGGAGGGGAATCGAACCCCTCTCCGCCCTCTCACCCTAAGACTTGACTCCCGGCGAGTTAAGTCTTACTCCTGTTTCTCGTGGTACTCTTTGACCAGCGACTCGTAGTGAGCAAAGCTGATGGTCTTTATTTCACCACCCTTCCTGAAGACGACGCGCCGCTCTATCGTTTCCCTTTTTGTGTCTTTGTGGCCACAATCCCGACAGACCGCCACCTCTTCACGAATAAGGTACTGGACACCGATAGGGTCGCCGGGGACAGCCTTTGCGGTAATCCCGTAAGTGATGTTGTGCCTTTGGACCAAGTGGTTCAGTCTTGACACCAGACCATTGTATTCGTAGTCCCGAAGGTCGTGACCATATTCATTACACACATCGTACTCTTCTTTGTCCTCACCAGCGGCCTTATCGGTACTTTTCCTACCAAGTAAACAACTAATGAGGCCCATTAGTTGCTCACCATTGCTCTCGATTCTTCATCTTCGACGCCAGCGGTACCTTTCATCAGACGCTCTTCTTGGTGGGAACCTTCGTAGTCGCCAGCTTCGGCGGCACTGATGAAGGTCATCTGTGCAATCGGAAGGTCCTTTTCTAACTGCACCCTCTGGATAGACTGGGGAACCCGAAGCAGGCCCTCACCGATCCCTTCGTAGCCTTGGTCCCACAACGCCGACGTGAGGTGAAGCCCGGAACGCATCAGTCGGCTCCGAGGATAGACCCGAGCAACGTAGCCGTCAGGAATCTGCACCTTTTCACCGTACACGATGGGATACTGGCCGGTGTAGAGTTGGTAGTACCCATCAGGTCGGGCCTCGATACGGGTCCGGTCGGGTTTCTTGTAGCCGGAATCAGTGAACACCGCCGTTCCCGAAGTCCGATAGATTTCTCCGACGGTGAGATCTACACCGTTCGGTTGGATTTGTTCCTCGGGAAGGTCGCCGTCGTTCAAGTGCTGTGCAACGAAGTCTCCAGTTGTGATTGCGTAGTTTGTCATGATTGGGTTGCGTACTGGTTTTTCAGCCACTCGTCATAGACCGGATACTGGTCTTCAAAGCGGCCTTGATGTCGCTCGTTAAGCGTCTGGATTTCGTCTAATTCTTCGGACGACCACCGCCCCGAATCGAGGGCCGACTGCCTGTCATGAAGGTGGGGCCATGCTGTCACCAGCACCCGGTATCCGTTCTGATGGAATCCGGCGATGACGTAGTAGGCTACGCCCCCTCCCCACGGCTTTCGGAAGCAGGCACAGCCGTCGCCATTGTCTCGAAGGTCGCCTTCAGTGATGCACGCTTCGATAACTTCACCGTTTAGGAACCTCTCTGGTTCCTTTGTTCGCTGGATGAAGTGTCGGAGCGGAGTGTAAAGACTTGGTTTTCTCGGGTAGTCGTACTCCCGAAAGGCCTTGCTCCGGTCGATGGGGAGGTTCATGCTGGAACGACAGTAGCATCAGGGTCCAGCATCGCCCGTCCGATCAGGAATCGGGCTGTCCTGAATCCCCTCCCGTTCGGAGCCTCGAACTCTTCACTATCGATGGTCCGATTGGGTCCGTCTTCGTATCGGATCTCCGCACTCTTCGGTACAGAGTTGAGATCCGTGTTCGGGCTGTTAGCCGGGTTGGAATCAGAAATTGCGACTGAGCCTCTGGTATTGTAGAACATATCCAGACGAGAAACGGCCCCACTCATTCCTGATTCCTCCAGCTAACAGCACTGAAGAACCGTCCCATAATGGCACGGATTCCCGTAGTATCGTACATTTCCCGGCGCTTTTCGGGGGTTGACTTTCCCGTAGTGTCTCGTTCGTTCATTGTAGGTTATGTCCCATTGTGGTCGTGGGCACGTCAGGAGAACGACGACCACCCCGCTCTCGACGGGGCCGAAGCCCCGTTTCGCCCGTGGCTTGAAAGACTAACCTTCCGAGAGTTGATTCTTACGTCCCTACTCCGGGGTCGCCACTTCCAGTTCTTCGCGGCTGTTCCCGATGACATTCCGGGTCTCCTGAGCGATGGGTGCCCCCTGTGCCGCCTTCTCGATGCGCCGACGCCGGGAGAAGAACGCCTTGATGTCTTCACGGACACCGAGGGGGATTTCTTCACTCTCTCTCTCTCTGACACTGAACTCCGTTGCCGCCCGTCCAGCGGCTTTACTGACACTTAGATTGTCCTGAATGTAGTGCTGATACATTGAGTTGAGGATGTCCGGCTCGACTTCCAGTACACCCTCGAACTGGTGCTGGTCGGTGAAGACTGGCTCGCAGATATAGGGGAAGAACGCCATCAGCATGGACAGTTCGTTGACCCCGCAGTGACAGTACGGGCAAAACTGCATACTATCAGCGAAGTCACTTTCCACGTTGAAAGCTGACCGAATATCGTGCTTGTGGTCGGAGTGAGAGTGACCGAGGCCACAGGCTTCGACGGGACACTCGAACCTACTGACCCGAGTATCCTTCACGAGATCGCTGGCGTCCTGAAGGACGGCCTTCATGTCGCCATCGATGTCGTCGTCCAGTACGTCCATCGTACTTTCGATGGCTTCACTGAGGTAATTCTGCGTGCTGTCCGATGCTGTACTGTGGTCGCCGAGGGTCCACATCGAGCCGACCGTATTGAACTGCTCGGTGTCTTCGGTGGTCTGTTCCTCGTCGTCAGTCGTGATGAAGTCGTACATGGTATCGTTGGAATCGTCGGTTGTTTCGTCGCACTGTTCGTCGGGAACCGTGTGATAGACTTCCTCTTTGATGTTTTTTTCTTCCTTCCACACATCGAGACAGCGTTCAGCCTCACTCAGGCTGTCGAAACTGTCTATCCTATTTCCCGTAAAGCCGTAAACTACGTAGTCCCTTGGCATGGTTTTGTCCCACCATTTAGGCCGAGCGCCGTGGTCGGCGCAACGGGATGGAAGGGAATCGAACCCTTCGCCGCCCTTTCATCCTAAGACTCGTGTTACGTTAGGTTAAGTCTTATGTTTCGAGCTTTTCTCTGGCTTTCTTGCGAAGCTCTGATTTAAATTCTCGCGCTGAATCGTATGGTAGATCCAATTCTTCAGAGTAGACTGTAGCGCCTTCACCATCAATTACAACACCCCAAGGCATTATTTTTCTCTCCTATCCGGCGTGTTCTCCATGGCCCACATCGCCTTTGCCAAGAACTCCATCTCAGCATCAGTAAGCCGATACGTCTTTCCGTCAACCGTTACTTCTCGGTCCATCTCACCCTTCGGAGAGGTGATGCTAACGTTGTAGGCCGAGGTAGCTGACCCCCGCGTGATGACCTGCTGACCGCTTCGCTTCCGGCTCTCGGTACTGGGATGGTGGAACTCTCCCTCGAAGGTCAGGAGAAGGTGGCCGTTGATGAACCACCCTTCGTCCCGCCCGACGACCTTATCGGTGAAGGCATCAAGGAACGGTTGTAGAATGTCTTGCCTGACCATGTTCTCCCTGATTCGGTCATACAGGTTGACCAACGGGGCAACACTCTCGTTATCGTACTCGTTGTAGATTGCCGCCATCGCGTCAACGAGGTCGGTCTTCCGATGTTCACCGAGGGTGAGGTCCGGGGCTTCACCCACTCTGAGAGTGTAACACTCTGCATTTTTGTCGGGAATCACCGTCACCTTCGGCTCGTCTTCGGCTCCCTGACTCATCCAGATTTCACTACCCTCGTCAATCAGACCCCATAGGTCGTAACCGTAGAGAAGTTGGTTCAGGTCTGAAGACTTCGTTTTCGTTGTGATGCTTCCGTCGTTCGTTCTGATTAACCAGTTACAGGAATTATTTTCCAGTATTTCCATTGTTACTCCATAACCCCTTTAGCGACATCCTCAAAAGACGAACGCAAGTCTTCTGGCATTTCTATGCATTGGTCACACTTCTTATTCATGCACATCAGAGCAACTGTCTCTTTTTTCAATGAAGCTACCGCTACACCTTCTATTGGATGTTTGTTTACTTTTCCACAACTACACTTAGAGTACACTGCTTCGTTGCCTATCACAATTGGTCTGTTTTTATTATTCATTTTTATCCTCGAAGTCGAAGAGGGAAGTGTAGTTATCCGAGTCTATCTTTTCCCACGGTTTCGTTTCCGATTTCCCGTATTCTTCGGGGTCGGGTAGGCTGAAACTCATCGGAGTCTTTGTTGTTTCAGGTCTTCCAGTTCATCAAACTGGAACGACCCCCTACAGGTGGGACACCGGAAGACGTACCCATGTCTATTCCGATGAACCTGATTCCCACAGTCGGGACAGACGTACCGCCAAGGTTCATCGGGGTCAGGTTTGCTTCGGTCAGCTTCGCTAACTTCCAGCCGAACGTTTCCCATTAGTTGCCACCACCGATAAGGTCGCGGAGTTCGTCAGACGACTTTTCACTGGGGTCAATGCCCCGGTCGTGGAACCCGAGGTACATCTGTGCCTTCTTGCTGTCGCGGTCCGAAGGCATCATGTCGTAGATGTCACTGCTGTCGTCCCAGTTCGGGGTGTCATCCATCATCCGGTATCGGGTCGTAGACATGTTGAGCGTATTCCATCTACATGGATTACGGAAACCAAACTTGTCACGGGTTAGCTTCAGCCCGATAAGGTCCCGTTGGGTGTAACCGGAGTTATCTTTGAGGTCATCGAAGGCCTGCTCTGCCCGGTTCAGAACAATGGGACCGGCGACAGCCATCAGGGTGTCGTCCTTCTCGTCGTCGGGAACTTCACCCACGTCGTCGCCACGGTAGCCACCATCGTAGCCGTCGAGGTGTTTCGCCCAACTGAACTGGTCACGAACATCTTCGAGGTAGTAGTTCCGAAGCTGTTCGTACTCGTCACCGAGGAGCTTCACGACCTCTTTGCCAGTCTGACCGGAGGGCCGGTAGATCAGCACAACCATCCTGTCGTCATCAATAAGTTCGCCGGGTGTCATCGCACCGCCTTCAGTGGCGATGAGCGCCGACTCCGACCACTCGATGAACTCTGCGTAGGTCATTACGTCGTCGTAGTCAGCGAGGGCTTCGTACTCTTTCTTGATGACCGAAGCGATGGCGGCGTACTTCGAGAAGTCGTAGTGGTCACTGATGTTTTCGGTGTCCTGTTCGCTGGTAAACAAGACCAACTTTTCGTGACCACCGAATCGACCGCCATTCTCCAGTCGTTCTTGGGCGTCTTCGATAGAGAGCCGAAGGTCGATGGAAGAGTTATCGTGGTCAGTTCGAATCTTTAGCGCCCGGTCCAGCACCTTATCGGGTTTGCCGCTATCTGAGGAACCCTTGTTGACGTTCGACTCGTGGATTGAGTCAGGAACATCGTAGTCATGGTCCTGTTCATCGGTGTCGGTCAGCGGGACGCTCTTCAGCACTTTGAAGCCGAAGAGTTTGTTCCACTCATCGTACTTTGACGCGCTTTTGACGACGATGACCTCGGGGTTGTCGTAGGTGTTCTCGATGACTTGGAAACGTTGGGTGAACTTCCCGCCGGTCGAAGCCGCCATGTAGACTTCACCAGAATCGTTGGCGGCGAGGATGTTACCGAGATGTTTCTCGTTTCGCTGGGACTTCTTTGAGGACCGACCGGCTCCGTTGTGACAATGCCCGATCTTTTTGAACAGACTGAACATCTGCCGCACCGTCTCGTCGTCGTAGTCGGGGAACTCGTCTCGGTCATTGATGAATTTCTTGAACTCTCGCTCTCGTTCGAGAACACGGCGATTGCCGTGATAGTTTACCATCTTCTTGAAGAGAATCCAGTCCGGCTCGTTGCCCCGGATGGCATCAGCCGGGTGGTCGGCGTCTTTCATCCTTTCCGCGATGCCAGAAGCCTGTTTCAGTTCCTCACTCTGCACTACATCTTGGACGTAGTAGAAGAAGTCGTAGGCTTCTTCGTTTTTCTTCAGCCGGTCACGGTCCCCGGTCGGCTGAGGCAACACGATGTCATCTTCGTGAAGTTCACAGATTTTCTGCTCCTTCTGACCTGTCTCGTAGACGTAGGAGCCGTCGCTGTAGTGACCTCGGTTCGGACCCATTACAATCCGACCCTGCTCGTCGTCAATCTGAATGACGACGTTCCAGAAAGAGGTAATAGAGGCCCGAGTGTTCCTGTCAATCCGCATGGAAACGAGGAACGTATCGGGGTCATCAGCACTGTAGCTGGTGTCGATAACGTCAGGGCCAGCGACGACACTGAACTCGCCGGGTCGTTCGACCACAACCGGCGGGTCACCGTAGTCCTCTACGAAGTTCGTGAACTCGTATTCCTCTTCGACCGGGGTCGAACCGGCGTCGTGTTCCCGGTACAGGATGGGAACCCGAAGCTTTTCGGCGTACTTCTCGACCCAGTTCTGAAGCTCTGAGAGGTCGAAGCCTTCACGAATCGGAATCTCGAATCGAGTTCCGTACTCACCATCAGGAATCGGCTCACCGATAGCCGTCGCCCCACCCCGGTACGAATAGGCTTCGTAGCCGGGGTGGTTGCCGGGTCGTGGGCTTCGAGTGTAGACCTTCGCCGCCCCATCTGCGCCGTGAGCCTTCTCGACGGAGTTCGACCCGATGCCGAAGTTACCGCCAGTCTCGCCGTCAACACCGGAGCCACTACTGAACGGGGACTTGAACGCCTCCCAAAACTCTTCGGGAAGCATCCCGATGCCATTGTCTTGGGTGATGACTTCACGTTCATCTCGGTACACGTCCCATACGATTGTCGGGTCGTAGCCGAGGCTTCGGGCCGCTTCCAATACCTCGTCAATCGGACGAGGCATTTCCATTGATACTGTGTTACCGTCCACGTCGTCGGGGTCTTCGACCGTCTCACCAGTCTCGGAGTCCACGAAGAGAGTCTGTGTCAGCCAGCCATCGCGGTATTCGTCACTCAGCGAGACGATCATCTTACAGCGTCGGATGCAGGCCGTTTCGTGGTTCTGAAGCCACTCCCGAGGCCATGCTTCGTCGCTCTGGTAGATTTCCTCGGAGACGAACTCGCCACCGCCACTGATGTCCGTCTTCAGTGCCTTATCTCCGGCGTACTGAACGAGGGGATGGTCGTCGCTGGCCGCATCGAAGTCTCGAACCTTCGCGTTGCCAGTGTTGTCGATGACCGGGGCCTGACTCCAATCATCCTGCTCCGCGACTGGAGTGTTGTCGTTATCTGTACTGTCGGTCGTCGTCAGTTGGGTGTTCTCGCTCATGATTAATAACAGTCTCCGCAGTAGTGATCGGTCCGATACGCCGCCGAAATTGGTTTCTGATACGTGTTTTCAATAGCCTGTTCGTCGGTCATCTTCAAGCCACAGTCGTAGCAGAAACGGACTGTGACTTCATATGGATTGCATCCACAATGCTTACAGACCGAACCGTTTAGCGGTCTGTTGCATCGAGGACAGTCTTCTGCTTTCTCAAGTGGGTTCATCGGAAGGTTGTGTCCCGTTCTGCACCGAAGCCGTGGGCATCATCCGACACCGCACCGGTGTCTTCGAGGGTCGAGGCGGCTATCTCTCAACCGAGGGAGTCAGACTTCCCTTTCGCCCATTCAAAGAATCAAAGCCTGCTGAGTTAAGTCTTCTGCATCAGACTACCACTGGTGGGGTGTCGAAGGTCGTCCAAACCTCCGACTGTTGGGCCTCGATAAGGGCGGCGTTGTGGTCGAGTCGGACCTTGAAGGGGTCGCCCTCGGAAACGACCCGACCTTCTCGGACCGGACAACTGGGTTGCTTCACGTAGACGAAGGTTCCTTCAGTTATCATCAGTTGTAGAGTTCCGCTTTGTTTTCGATCCACTCTGCCGCTTCATTGAGGTCAGCCGACTCCAGAAGGAGGCGACCGCCCACTTCGTATCCGGTTTGACTGTCTCGAACGTATATCGAAGCGCCATCTCGGTACACTTCAACTCCCTGATGGTCGAACTGTTCTACCATTCCATCTTTCATCGCACCGAGAAGGCCGATAAGTCTCTCGTGTGGGTTCGGTTCAGCTATCGCTACCGTTTTCTTTGGCGTCTTTCTCATTGTTAGATCGAATCAGTCTTCGCTGTCTTCGTATTGGTCGTGAGTCTCTTCAGTGTCGGGACTGGGGATTGTATAGTCCGGGTTAACCGCCTCAGTTACCGCATCTCGCTGATTGCTATCAGTTTGATGCTCCCAATTGTCGTCGTTGTATTGGTGGCTTCGGGGGTCGTCAGTCATTGTTTCGGAGAATCCGCTTCGCTTCACTCACTGAACAGTCGAACCGCTCCACTACTTCTAACACCGCCCTGTCAGATGGTTCTTCACTCATCTGACTCACCACCGGTGAGCATTTTCCCGTATTTCGTTTTCTCCCTCTTCGACTCCCGTTTCGCCTCTTTGACCTCTTCTTTTGTCTCGTCGTCCAGAGCGTCTTCGAGGTTCATTCTTCCTCACCCCAAGCTGGAGCCATCTCAGGCTTCGGATCGGGGTGGTCTACCGCCGGGTCTTCGCCGCTGAAGTCGAAGTCCGGCGAAGAGAGTGCCGGGTCGATCTCGAACTCGGGATCTTCTTCGTCTCGGTCATCTGCCGGTGCCACTCCGTAACTTTGGAGTTCGCTTTCAGTTTGCATCGTCGTTCCTCTCAGTTATGTCTCGGGAAGGGGCGGCGAGTCGTAGGCCGAAGCCCCCTTCTTGACTTCGACCCGAAAGCTCGGTTTTGCTCATGGAGCAACGGGGTCGTCAACCCTACCGAACAAAACGCAGTTGGTTAAGACTTAATTCATGCCGTCTTGAGTCTTTTGGCTGTTAGCTCTGTACTGCTTCTACCGCCTCCTCCGGGGACTGGCCCTTCGACTCGACGCGGAACCGAACCGCATCAGCTTCCATACCCTCGAAGCCATAGGCTTCGATAACCTCCTCGACGTTTGGCTCTTCGTCGCCGTCGCCACCATCGTTCTGAAGAGCGTTCCGACGCTCTTTTAGTCGGGTCATGGCACCCTTCCGGGTGTTTTCGGAGTCGCTTTCGACCCGAAGCATGGTCTGGATAGCTCGAAGGTTGGTGATGTTTGTCACCGAAAGCTCTTTGGGACCCTGACCCCGAAGATCGCTCACGTTTACTTCGGTGACTCTCTCCGGGTTAGCGGCGAGGTTGAAAACCTCGTCGTCACCAGAGTCAGCTTCGCTGTCGTCCCCAGCGACCTCTTCGGGGTCCGTTCCGCCGTCATTCTCGAAGACTTCAGGGTGGCTCGAAGCCACCAGTCCGTCTTCTTCGGTCCAGTGCGACGGTTCGTCAGGGACCTGCTGGAGGATTTCGAGAGCTTCGAGGACTTCGTTGCCCTTTTCGACGGCGATGGGAAGTCGCTCGCCGTCAACCACCAGAAGCTTTGGTCCACCGTAGGTGGTGTCGAAGCCGACTTCCGAGGGGTCAATGCCCATCTCTTCGAGGCTTTCACGCTCTCCGCCGTCCAGACCTTCCCACTGCACCGAAGGGAGGTCGTTGAAGTAGAGAGCGTAACTGAAGTCCACTGAGTTGTGAAGGCCATCATCGTCGTGGCTCTCAGGAACCGTCCCATCGACCAGCCCGATGCTGTGGTCGGCGTCTCTTTGCATCTTCCCGGCGGTGGACTTTGCCAGCGAAGCCACCATTTGAAGCCTCTGCTGGGGATGAGCATCGCTGTACTCGCCGAGAAGCCTCGAAGCATCTTCGAGAGTGTCGTCGCTGTAAATCTTCAGCGGTTCGAGATCGAGAGCTTCCAGCATCTCGCCGAGAAGTGACTTCCAGTCTCCGAGGGAGAGGTAGATTTCAGGGACTTCACTTGAAGTGAACTCCGGCGTCTCTTCGGTGTCTTCGGTGGTCTGTTCCTCGTCGTCGGCTGTCTCGACTGCGAAATCGAAACTCATTGGTTCTAAATTGTCACCCACTTCGTAGAGTGACCTCACGTTCCTTGTTGTTTTCCGGAAGGAAAAGTCGGGGTCGGGGGCCGGAGGCTCTTATAAATTCCACCTTCGACCCTAACCGACTCAGCAATCTCTCGGCTTTGCCAGTTGCGTGACTTCATCGCCGTAAGGACTGTTCTTTTTCTCTTGAAGAACTCTCGCTCTCGCTTTGCTTCACAAGATTGAGTCTTCAGAAAGGTAATTCCTCCCTGAAGTGAGTCCCGTTGCGCCAGTTGTTTGAGGGTTCCACGTAATTCGCTTCGCCCCGTCTCCAGTAACTCCACACTGAACCGGACACCGACCCCTCTCGGGACCTTTGTTCAGGCTTCAACGTCCTGTTTTCCGTGGCAGTCTTTGGCTCCGTCACGGTGTCATCGTGACCCTTCTGAGTCGTTCGGTCTTCGTGAGCTTTCAAGAGGTCGAAGGGTGTGAACCTCCTGAATCACTATTTCGGGTCCCCTTTCACTGCGAAAGGCTCCTACCGTCTCGCTTTTCGGTGGAAAAGAGACTGGCGGCACCCTGCCGTAGCCCAAGAATCTTAGCGTGAGCTTCGAGTCTTAGACCACGAAGGTCCGTAATGGGGCGTTCACTTCTGCCGAAGTGCAATCCCTCGATACCTCGACCCTGACATGGGTCTTCAATACTAACGTGAGTCTTCTGCCTTCGCCCCTTAGTCGCCAAAGGCTCACTTCTCTGCCCTTCTACCGTTCAGGGCGCAAAGTCACCGTCGGGTTTCCTCACGCGGCGTTTTCCGAAGACCGCGACATGAACTTACAAACACGAAGGGTTTCGGGACGAACTCGGCGAAGGGCATCGGGGTAATTCCCCGCTTCGCCTTTAGATATTCGGCGGCTCCTGACACGCCCTCGGTCATTCCGAAGTACACTGGAACCGTCCCGCTTGTTTCAAGCCCGGTCAAAGGCTACCATTTGCCCCCTTCGCCGGGGTAATGCCCCTTTGAAGGAGATTGCATCGTGCAAAGGCCCTGAAAGGCCCTTCGTCCCTCTTATTCTTATAAAAGAACAGGGGAGAACCCCCCGAGACACACCGACACTGCCCCGCGTGTGTGCCCGGAGAGTTTCGCTTGCCTGCGAGACGTGTATCTGACGAGAGCCGGGTAACATATATATCTGTCGATAATCCGCGAGAGGGAGATATTAGCAGTAGACTACCGTGAGACTGTCGAAATCGGCACTTGGTATATATCATCAACAATCGTGTAGGATTTGGGAAAGTCGGCACTATTTGCTGATACCACAAGCAAATCTGACCCTCATATCAGCATCGACGGCGGTAGCTCCTTAACGGCGGGATTTCGGCAGTATCGGGGTTTTCTCTTTATACCAGAGAAACTAATATTACCGGATAATAAACCGACGAATATCCAGTCTGCACGCGCCCATTTTCTTTTCTGAAAACGACCTTCTTTCGATCTTTGTTCCCTTCGTATTCCGTTTCGATACGGGCGAGGTTCGTTCCCTTACGTTGTTCCCGTTCGTTGTTCTAATACGCAGTTCCCTTTCGTAGTTCTATACATAGTTCTAACTTGTAGTTCTATATGTAGTTCTAATTCGTGGTTCTAACTACTCTTACTTACTCACCCCCTTCTCGAAGCTAAACAGTCTAATCTTAACAGTTAGTAAGAATAGTAGAATTAGAACAGTAGAATTAGAATAGTAGAGTAGGATCGTAGGAGCCATTCACAGGCGAAGATCGCTATTCGGGGATGCGGTATCTCTTAGATTGTATTCTAACGAACGGAATTGGGGTTAGAATCGGTTTTTCTATGGTCGGCAGTGGTTGCCATCGTTTGAATGACTCAAAACGCGAGAGAAGCGTCTTAGCCGGTTTCGGGATATAGACGTAGTTATCACTAAATCGACATATTATACGCGAAAAAAAGACGGAACCGTGAAACGCCGTTACGCTTCGATAGCTTCTTTCACACTACCGTACAGACCTTTCTCGTAGTTCTCTTTCGCGGTCCGAGCGGTTTCGGCGTTAACCCCGAAAGCCTGCTGAATGTCGGCGACAGTCAGACTGTCGTCATCACCGTTTGAAGTGGTTTGGTTGGTGTTTTCGCACTTTGCACACTTTGCCCCCTTCCCGGCGTATGCTATCTGACAGCCTTCACAGACTCCGTGTTTACCCTGCTTGTGCTGAAGTTTCACCACACCTATCTGAAGGTCTTTGAACCCTTTGTGGTTCCGAATTTTTTCTTCCGCCATGATCGCCTTGGGGTAATCGTAGAAGCCTTTCGGGTTGGGGTCGTCAAATGCGGGCTGATTCCACCCTTCGGACTCCGACGTTTCAGGCTGGCCTTCGTCGCCTTTTGAATGAACGTGGCAGTCTTCTATGTCTTCGCAGATGCCACATTTCTCACCGTTCGCTTTCAGGTGGCCTTCTTGAGTGTCTTCGCCGTCAGTCTCTTCTTCTTCCATCAAGTCCGAGACTATCTCTTCCGGCGTTTCTTCTTTCTCCCCCTCTTCGACGTATTCGTTCATGAGGGCTTCGAGGTACGCCTCAGGTTCGACACCGAATTTCGCACTTAGTTTCTCGAACGTTTCAACCATTTTCTCTTCCGCTTCGGTCTTCTGCGACATTGCGTATCTGAATTCGGACAGGTGTTATATAAACCTGTCGATAGGGTTGCGCGGGAGAGACAACGCGCATTATGCGCTTGCTCTCCGTGACGCCCTATGAAGACCGGTTATCCATACGGGTTGTGGGGGAGGCATACCCGGTGATTCCGGTGTTAGGTGAGCCTGAAGTGCGAGTTCTGCCCGAGCAAACCCGCTGATACCGGTGATCTTGATTATATGTCGGGCGAGGTTTGAGACTGAAAACCGTGTAGAGAGTTACCTGAAGTCCCCGTTTTCAGACTTAAGGTAGACTGCCCACAACGGGGGTCATAAACTGAGAGTGAAAGGGGGGTGAAACCGGCCAAATGTGCCGCTTTCAGGGTGATATGAAGTGAATATGAAGTCTTGAACACCGGTGATGGGCCATTTCACCGGTAAAATCGCAAAAATCACAAATCTGATGTAAATGCTCCAGATATGAAGTCTGGTGAAGGACCCCGATCCGGCGTTTCAAAGGCTCTCGAAAGGCAGACAAAGGCAGAAGCGTATCTGTGGGTTGGGCGCGGTGACATTCTACGAACGGTGTTGTGTCCGTTACGTAATGCAATGTGGGTGATATGGGCGAGTTGGGGCGTGAAGTCAGTGAAATCGGGGAGTTAATACACCAGTTTGGGTGTGCGAGAGCGAAATTGGTAACCCCACACGCACTGTAGGGTGTTCTGAGTCAGATTTCGGGGGTAGTGGTGAAGTCGGCGAAACGGGGTGTGGGGTCGCTCACAGAGGGAATTCAGTTTGAAAATTTGCCGATTTTGGCCCATCTTTAAGGGATTCGAACAGCACGGACGATATATGAACGAACGGATTGAAGCTAAACTTCGAGAAGCGGGGGAGCAACTACGCGAAGAACACGATGACGCGATCATAGCCGACGTGATCGGTGAAGTCGAGCAGTTGGACAGTGAAGCGAGCGATGCCACGGCAAAAATACTCCGCACGATGGTCAGAGAATAGCCACCCCCATTTATACCCCACCCCCGTGTATATAAACCCTTGTCCTTTCATTGTAGTGAGGGAGCTGGCTGACGTATAGTCACCAGTTGACCTTGTGGCCCGTTTCGGGACATTGTTTCAAGTCCTACTATTTAGTTTAGATAGGACATTTTGACTTTACGTTTTAATCTAAACAGTTAGAGTGAACTATTCGACACCACTCCACCCCCTTCTCGAAGATTTCCAGTAAATCATATGAGTAACTTTCAAGCGTAATTTAAATACAAAATATGGCCGCAAGAGAAGTAAGTGGAGCCGATGACGAAGAGTTAGTAGAAATAGAGCGGGAGTATTACGACACCCCAATGTACGAGGAGTTCGGGGTTCCGTTCAAAGTCGCATACTGCTTGAACCCTATTGCGAAGCAACCCGATCACTACGATGGCGGTCAGCGATACTGCAAACGGCGAGCGACACGAAAAGAGGAATTCGAGGGTCATCGGAATGATCCTGAGTCGTTCGCGCTGAATTGCTATTACCACGGTGGAGATGTCGAGAAGTACGGCCACGAGAGCAAGGAACATTTAGAAGACCCGCGAACTGTCAACATTACACACGGTGCGTATGCTGACGATAAATCTCTAAAAATGGACTTCACAGATGACGAGCAGGAGTTGTATGACTCCATTATGAACGATTGGCCGGAAATCTATGACTGGCCGTCTGAAGACGAAGACCCGGCTCGGTATCGAATTCTTCGCCGAGTAGCAGTGAATGAAGTCCGTGCGATGCGAGAGGAAGAGTACCTTGATAACCACGAGGTTCATGAGGAACCCATCTACGACGATCAAGGTGTGCAGATTGGCACAAAGGAAGTCGAGAACCCGCTTGCTCGGGAGTACCGACTTCTGATGTCTGAAGTGACAGACCAGATGAAGGAACTTGGTCTGACACCCAAGGAACAGCAAAAGATGGATTCGCTGGCGTCGGAGGTAGATAAGAACGACGCGATTTCGGAAATTGCGAGTGACGCACTTCACGGTGAAGACGACGACTACAATCCCTCGCAATTTGAAGAGGGTGATGTCTCAGAATGAACACCAACCGATAACAACTCCGTTTTCGTCCAGATACGAATTAGTCACAAACGCTTCTGTCCACACGTTCGACAGCGAGAAGGCCGTGATGGACGAAAATATGCTAACGCATCTCAGGGGTCGCTTTGGGAAACCAATTATCGGTTGTGTTGGCGGATTACATTATCAATTCATACCCGAGCGAGCGATTCCAGCAGGCGCGGTTGCCGTGCCGGAGAGAAAACATAGCGAACCGAAGGCGCTCTTGATTCAACGATGACTATTAAAAACCAAGATTACGAAGTCGATGAAGACGGGAAGCTCGTGAAAACCGAGTCCGAGGACGTTGACTTCGAGAAAGATCTAAGTTTTGATGGTTGACCAAACGAATTCTGTCAAATTCAGTTTTGAGGACGGCTTTATCGAAGGCTATCTTACAGGCTTGTTTCTTGGTTACAAAGCCGAGAAACCAGAAGACTTAGAGTAAATGGACCAGCCGAAACGGGGGTAGCGGTTTCGGTTGCTCCGGCTGGTGAGATGGAAGAAAAACCCGGTGATTGCTTTGCCCCCACCTTCTCGATGACAACGACGGAACTCCAACAGGGTTGCTGGAAAAGTGGACAGACGATGCTTGAATCTATGCAGATGCAGACGACTTAGAACTTTTAAACTAACATGATTCCAAATGCGACAAAGAAAAAGCTCTTCGATGGTGCTATCGACCTTGGAAACGACACAATCAAGGTTGCTCTGCTGAAGGAGAGTACGGAGTATAGCCCCGATCCCGACAATCACGAGTTCGTTTCTAACGTTCTGGACGGCGGAACGACCGGCACAGAATTCGATGACACGAATTACAGCCGGAAGACGCTCGCAAATCAGGCCACATCGCAGGATAACACTGACGATGAGGGTGTTTTCGATGCTGATGACCTCACTTGGTCAAGTCTCGGCGGTTCACAGACTGTTGAGGCTGTTCTGGTCTACAAACAGGTCGGCGGAGACGATACGACACCCGGTGATGACCCGATTATTCGGATCATTGACGACAGTGAAGCGTCTGATCTGCCAAAAGCGACAAACGGCGACGACTTCACGATTTCGTGGAATTCTGAAGGCATCGTCAACCTCGCGTAATGCCATTCTACCTTGTTCAGAAGGGGAATGGTCTTGGAACGGGTCGTATCGTTGCTCGTGGAAGCGATCACAACATTTGGGAGACTCAGAACTCCATTCACGTTCCGTGGAAAGAACTTTCACCGGCAGATGCGTATCAAGAAGGGGTTCAGATTAAGCCCGGAACGGCCACAGATCAGTTAGCGGGCGAGATCGAATCCGAGATGCAAGAATTGGGGGTTGACCCGTTCTCGGAGACGGCTGATACTGGAGATACTTATTCGGAGTTACTTCGTGGAGTCACAATGTCGTACCCTCACGGGCACGCAAAGCACAGATGCCCATTCAGGATTGATTATCCGCTGATTTGCGTCCGAAAAGATAGATACTAATGGAATACTACAGAGAAGACGCTCCGTCCACCCACGAAGAGAAAAACGTGTTGTATGACCGAAAAGATGAGTTTGTGCATCTTGGTTACAACACTGAGGGATACTTCTATCTGCCCAGTAGGACGCTATCAAAGTATCTAAAAGTGGACAACGCCCGTGCTGATGGCTGGCCTGTTCTGAGGGGCCAAACGTCACCGGGTAAGCGTACTTCTGTGTTAGCTATTCCAGAAGACACCCTTCACCTGCACATCAAATTCGACAACACCGAATACGACGCTAACGAATTTAGTGATGCGATGCTTCGCGGTATCCGAGGTCGAGGCTTCGACGCTCGGAATTGCGAGGAAGGTGCAGGGAACGATCTCGTAATTGATGGCAAGAAAGTGGTTGGCTGGACCAACTGGACCGGTGGTGACGAAAACCGGTCGTTCTTTAGTGCTTTTCTTACTTTAGAACCCAACCCAGCGATGTACCGCTATTTCGACTTGCCAAATCAAAAATTCGAGGATAAACAGGCCAACGACGTTGATGACCGCATTGGTGGGCTTCGACAATTCGATGATGTGGATATGACCAACCTATCGGTCAGTATCCAGTCTGCGATTGCTGAAACTGTTGGTGGTCTTCAGGCTAATCAGTTTGACTTCGAGACCTTAGAATACGAATTGTTGATGCAATCAGACTCCGAAATATTCAACGAGTGAAGGTCTTTGTTACTGGCGATTCTGGACCGAGCGGGTTCGGAGTTGCAACGAAAATGTTGGTCCGTCAGTTGATCGAAGCTGACGATTTCGAGGTTACGTATCGTACTCATCGGTGGCCGATGAGCCGAAACGGGAACATCCTCGACGGTGAAATGGCCTTCCCTGACCGACGATTCCGAGAATACCTGATGCGGAATAATTACATCAATGAGAATTATCTCGTGGATGAAATCACAGGTGTCCCCGAGTCGGACAGGGGAATAGAAGAGCTTGCTACGAACCAAACTTGTGATCCGCAGAATTGTCTTGTTCGAGAATTCGGGGGACAGGAAGATGTTTGGATTACAATAGGCGGTGCCAGTTTTGCTGAACAAGCCCCCGACGAACCGTACACTATCGTCTCTTCTGACTGGAACCTGACGGAGACACCGAAGACGTGGAAGTATTACGTCGATATGGTAGACGAATTTTGGGTTCCGTCAGAATGGACAAAAGAATCTATTCGAGAAGGGGTGGGAGATGAAACGGCGGAAGAGGTCAAGGTGATGCCCTACGGCATCAATATGAATTATAAGCCGACGCAGTACGACTGTAAGCTCTGTCCAGCACAGCACACTCAAGGAAAGGTTGCTTCGCTTGGACAATGCTTGCGTGATGATTCGTTTACATTCCTTCTGACTTCGCGGATGTATCATATTAAAGGGTTCTATCGGACCCTGAGTGCGTTTATTCGGGAGTTTGAGCCAGAAGAAGACGTGCGGTTTTTCGTGAAAACAACCGCAAATAATCATCACAAAATTGACCCGAGAGCATCGATCAAACAGATCGCGGCTCAAAGTGGTTGTCCTATCGATGAAATTCCCGAGATTGGGATTAGAACTGATCCGGTGCAGACGCAAACGATGTATGACCTGATGGGACAGGCTGATGCGTTCTGTCAAATTTCTCGGGGCGAGTGTTTTGGTATTGCACAACTGGAAGCCGCATATTGTGGCACACCAGTCATCGCTACGAATTATTCTGCACAGGCCGAAGTGTTGGATTTCGATAATGACGGCTTCATTCCGGTCGATGAATACGACGTAGCAAAGGCAAGACCAGAAAGCAACGCCGTCATCTACGAAACACCAAATACGTACCCGAAGTCGGCGGAGTGGGCCGTTCCCGAGTTTGAAGCGATTCAGGAACGGATGCGAGAAGTCTACGAAGCAGACAAAGCTGAACGCGAGAATTGGGGTAAACAAGCTCGGCAGTACGTCATTGATAATTATCAGTGGGAAGATCACATCCAACCCCGGCTCGACGCGATCAAGACGGGTGGGAGTGATGAATAAACTGGCCGTTATCATCCTTGACGCGCTGGACACGCAGTTTCTTCGGAATCAGGGGATGGCGAATATCCTTGAGAGATACAACGAGAACGGAGATATTTTTGGATGTTCTTCGTTCCCCCATACTGCGGTTTCTAACCCGAGAATTTGGGGTGGATACGAAAACCACGAGATGTTTTGGGTCGATGACGATGATGACGAGTGGGCTGACCCCGCAAACGAATTCGATAGAGGGGCCGCAGAAACGAAAGGCGATTTCCGGCTATGGGAACGGTCTGATTACGATACGTCTTTCGTATGGGACATAGCAGATGATGCTGGACTCAACGCTTCGGCACTTCAAATCCCAATTACCCTTCCACCGTATTCCTTTAACGCAGAAGAAAAGTTAGACGATGCGTGGTTCCCGAACACACAAGAGCTAATTCAGGAACACACTGAGAAGAAGCCTGAAATTATCGAGCAACACGCTAAACGCGGAGACGATCTAATTTGCACATCTATCCAAGTGCCGGACAAATGGATTCACGGTCTTGCAGAGGGTAAAGTGACTAATTCGTTTGTCAAAAATCAGGCACAGTTTCTCGATCAGAGAATAGACGAAATGTTAGATTTCCTCGAATCTGAAGGCTATGGCTGGATGATTTTCGGGGATCACGGAAATCCAGATAAGGGCACAATGCCGATGGCGGGTGCAAAACAAGTAATTACCCGACACCGCTCAGAATCAATTATTTTCTCTAATCTCGCAGAGTTCCCGAGTTACAGTGGGGAAATGTACGAGTTTATCTGTGATTTCCACGACCTTGATCCTGATACCGACCCATACGAATCGACTGACGCCCATCGAGAAGGGGGGGCGGATGAAGTAACGCAACGGCTCGAAGACTTGGGGTACAGATAGAATGGTTTCTTACAATCTTTGGATGGCAGACGCATCCGGGGTTTTTGAAGTAGACCCGGACAATAGTTCTTCTGTTCCCTGTGTCGTTTCCAGTTTTACAGATCCAAATGCTACTCCGAGCCACGTAAGCGACATTTCCAAGGATGAAAGCGGATCGCTGTGGATTTCATACGATAACGCTCCATCTACATTTGTTGTTCAGCCCAGTGACGGTTCAGTAACCTCTCAGTATGCAACTGGGTCGATGACAGCGACAACGATTTACCCATCTGAAACTGCATTTGACACGTTCCACCCCGGAAATTCTGTTTTTGTTAAAAAAAGAGATTCGACTTTTTCTTCAACAGGTTCAGAATTCGAGATTTCTGTCGATGACGGATTAGGTAGGTCTTCTGATGGTCTTATTTGGGTAGCTGACAGCTACGAGCTTAAAGGCTATCCGTCTGATTATTCGGGTATTATTCAGAAAAATTTTGACCATGCCGCTTCTACTCATGGCGGAATAACTGTTGACTCCGACAGTTGTATATGGGGAGCAGATTTCAATAAATCTGGCAGTGGGTTTGTTTACAAGTATGACCGATCTGGCTCGATCCACCAAAGCTTCACAGCAAGCCACGGATACCCCTATGGGTTAGCTACAACTGAAGGACCACACGGTTCAGCAAATACGACAATAAGCGTTTCACTGTCAGCAGGAACAACGGTCGGACAGAAGCCGGTCCCATCAATCACTCAAAATGGCACGTTTTCGATGCCAGTGGAAACGGGTTCTGTTCAAGAACCCGCGCCGAATATTGGTATTTTTGTCGAGGTCGCCACACCTGAAGGGCAGGCCACAGTTCAAGAGCCAACGGCTGATATTTCACAGCCTCCAAGTGTTGGATTCGTCCAGCATACGATTGCGGTTCAGGAACCGTCGATTTCGGCCTTTGCGAACATCGAGACTTCAATTTCGGCAAAAGGTCTTGGACTCGAAGAAACAGATCCATCGGTTACTGCACCGCCGCAAGTTTCGGTTGGGTTTGAAAGCGTAAGTGCGACCGAATCTGAACCGAGTGTTGGTGCGCCTCCAAAAGTGGGACCAGCAGAAGAAACTATCACTGTTCAGCAACCCACCTCAACGGTAACTGCTCCCGGTACTGTTTCTGCTGGTGGAAAAACAGTAACAGTAAGTGGCCTAACCGCGACAGTTTCCGCGCCGAGTTCTATTTCGCCGAACGCTGATACAATTACAAGCGTACAGCCGTCAAGTGATATTTCAGCAGGACCGTTGGTTACTGTACGCGCTGATAAGGTTGTTACGTCTGAACCAACACCGACAACGGTTGCTCTCGGGACGTTTGTTCCGAATCCCGGTGTCGTGAACGCGAAAGAACCGTCGATCACCGCCAAGGCACCGCCGGTCACGGAGTTAGCTGTTGAAGTACTTACAAGCTCTGAGCCGAATACAGCATATTCAGCACCGGGAACTGTTACGCCGAAGGCTGGTGTACTTTCTACTCAGGAGCCTGTAACCGATATTTCATCGAAGTTCGGGATTATGATTCCGAAAGAGCCGCTGAAGCTACAGAATACAGATATTGTAGCTCAGGCACCCGGAACAATTGTTCTCGGTGAGGATACTGTTACAACCAACGAACCAGATCCGAAGATAGACGCCATAATTAGTCTGAGTGTCAACTCTGAAACGCTCACCGCGTTTGCCCCGACCGCGAGCCTGACGGCTCCGGGTTCGGTAAATGTAGCCAACAAGAGCCTGAGTATCACAGAACCGACACCGAGTACATCTGCACCCGGAGTTGTTTCAGATGACAGCGAGACGCTTGCCCTTCTCGATGTTGAGCCGTCAGTCTTGGCACCATCGAGTCTGAATGTTTCAACTGGTGTATTGAATCTTGAAGAACTAAACCTTTCAGCGACGAAACCGCTCAATCTGAGTGTAGATACGCTCACACTGCTTGTCCAAGAACCCGGCGTTGAAATCGGGACATTTGTTTCATTCGGACTGTCGATTGGTAAATCCACTTCGTATGGGAGAGCTGGTGACGTGAGCTACGGTGAAACTGGAGACATCGAATACGAAAACAATGACTAAATTCCACGCTAAAGCAGATAGCACCGTTAACAGAACGGCAAATCTGCCACTTGATCTATCTAATGCTGATTCAGTGAAGGCACACTTCGAAGGTGATGGGATTCAGACTATCACCGCTTCGATTTCTGACCAGTCATCCGGAAAGATTACGCTTCCAATGCAAAACCTGACGCTGGAAACTGGAATGGTCTACAAGGTCGAATACGAGATCTCGTTCAGTGATGGTACTGTTGACACGCTTCCGCGACAGAGCTACGATCTCCTCGAAGTGAAAGACGACCTCGCATAATTTCTAATGGAAAAACTCGCTTCAGCTATCGCAGAAAACGATACACGCGACACAGAAGCCCTTCTCGAACGCTGGCGCGGGTCGCCTGAGAAAATCTCTCAGGACGTATTCCGAACACGGAATATGGAGACTGGCGAGATGGAAGACTTGGAACTCTTCTATCCCTATCAGCCAAAACTTCTTCACGCTTATTTCTACGGCGATGCTACAATCGTCAACGTCTACAAAGGAAGGCGAATTGGTGTTTCCTTCATCTTTTGTGTTGCGCTGGCGATAGATGCTTTTACAACGCCTGATGCGAATTTTGCAATCGTCTCACGGACAAAGGGACAGTCGGAAGAACGGATTCAGGACATTCGGACGCTCTTGAAGGATGCAAAATTTGTTGATGAACCTGTCGAGGACTGGCTGAAGAAAGATAACAACGGAAAGCTGATTTTTCCGAATGACGCGACTATCCGGGCTTTTTCGGGTGATCCGAAGTCAGCCCGTGGGATGGACTCGGCGAAGACCGTCTTTGTAGACGAAATGGCGTGGCTTGAAGACCAGAAAGCGACGATGGCGGCGTTCATGCCGTTCATTAACCTTGGGAGCCACCGTCAGATGTTGCAGGTTTCGACGCCGAGAGCCAGTAATGACACGTTCCTCGAAACGAACGAGCGTGGGTCAGAAAATGGTAAGAATGGCGTCATCTCGGTGAAACAACCGAGTTTCAAAAATCCCGAAAACATCGACATCAACAAGCCGCTCTACAATCAGGATGTTGAGCCGGTCCGACCTGATATGGACATCGAGTCCGTGGAAGTAGAACGGGCACAAGACCCGCAAGGATTCGCACAAGAGTATCTGTGCAGACCAATTTCCGATGAATACCGCTTCTTGACGAAAGAAGGAATCCGAGATGCAATGCAGAAGGGCGCGGCTGATATTACCGAGAGTGGTGATTTAGTCGGGAAATACGTCGGCTGGTCGCCTGCTACACACGCTCGGGAAGGGGGGGAGATGGTAATGGGTGTAGACATCGGAATCGATTCAGACGATACTGCAATCGCAGTGTTTGAACACGCTGGCAGTCACAGATACCTTAGATTCCACACGATACTTGATCCACAGGACTTCGCGGCAGTTGGGATCAACAGTCACCGTACTGGCGACCCGTCAAAAGTGGCTCGATACATTGCGTCAGTGGATCGAAATATGGGCGTGGATCGAGTCTTCTTAGACAAAACTGGCCCCGGAAAGGGATTCCAGAAAGAAGTCGAGCAACGACTTGGAAACAAAGCAACTGGGTTCAACTTTACTGACAAGGACGAGATTGAGCGGATGATGGGCGACTTCAACTTCGCCCTGCACAACGATCTGCTCACATTGGTTCCCGATGATACAATCGAGAACCAGCTTGAGGCGGTCGTCAAGGAACAACGGCACGAAACTTCCAAGCCACGGTTTTCGGGGAAGAAACACGCGCCGAACGGAAAAGACGACCTTGCAATGGCCCTCGTTCTCGGTGCTTATCCACCGAATTTCGACGCTGAACGCGAGACGACACCACATCAGCGGAAGAACGTTTCCGGCCACGTCGATGAGCCTGTAGAAGAGATAGAAGGCTCAGGGCGTCAGGTCGTAGATTCGATGATACAGTACAGCGGTTCGCGGTTCGATGACGATTCACGTACTGACTCGACTAATCCATTCATATCACCCAATACGGGTCCAGATAGGCGATACAACCGACGACACTCAAGATAATGGCTGAACAAAAACGAAATTTCGTAGAACCTGATGTTCCTGAAGAGGATGCAGATTTCTATACTGAATCCCCAAAAGGAGTAATTCGGAGTACCAGTGGCGGTTCTTCATCTGTTGGTGGAGATCGGGCCGCTAATGCTCCAGAAGAGACGATTCAGGAGCATAGAGACATTGCATATACGGACCCTCACGTTAAGGAAGCTGTCTTAACCCTTCTCGATTGGGTCGTCGGAGATGGATTCAACATTGCCCCACGAACGTTCGAGTCAGCGATGGAATCTGGAGTGGCAGGAGACGCCGCTAATACGGCGTCACCAGATTCTTCTGCTTCCGAGGGGAGTGATACAAAAATCCAGAAACTTCGTCGCCTGCTCAAAAACTCGGACTTCTGGACGGTCTTCACGGACTGGGTGAAGTACGCGGCCATCGACGGCCATGCGTTTATGGAGTTGGTTGTCGAAGACGAACAATTCAAGCCAAAACTCCTTCCGACGAAGAAAATGAAGCGGAAGGAAGACGAGTTTGGGAACATCGAGTTCTACAAGCTCGAAACTCCAGAAGGGGGTGGCAGTGGTGGTGGCGCTACAGGCGATACCGATATTCAGTACGAACCGCACGAGGTCGCAGAGTTAACATTTTTCAAACAACCGACTGAAGACTTCGGACGGTCGCTGATCGAACCTGTCGCAGAGCAAGCTGATATGCTCCGCGATATGGAGATCGACTACGCCCGCTTTATTGCAACAAAAGCGTACCCGCCTATCCTCTGGAAGCTCGGTGACGAGGACAATAACTGGACTGAAGACCAGATTTCGGCGTGGATGGACAACGTGGAAAGCATCGAACCTGATACGATGCTTGCCGCACCCCATGACGTTGATACTGATGTTGTGGGAACTACTTCCACATCAAGTACAGCCGGGGCAATGCGCCTTGAGGATACTTTTGAACACTTCGAAGATAGGGTCGTCACTGGTCTTGGTGTTCCTCGCGTTCTAATGAATATGGACGGAGGGGGTCAGGGAGAAGCAACTGCTCTGATGCCATCGTTCAAACGCCGAGTAAGCAGGCTTCAGGCCCGAGTGAAAACGGCTGTCGAACAACAGATTCTCAAAAGCCTACTCGTTAAGAGCGGTGGGCTGGAAGAATTCTCCGACATCCTTCCCGAATTCCAATTTGGTGAACACAGTTCGGCAGAGAAAAGGTTAGAATTGGATAAACTTCTGAACCTCTTCAATAACGGCCTGCTCACACCTGAAGCGTTTGCAGAACGCGCTGGCCTCGATCCAGATGAAGTACCCGACTTCTGGAACAACGGTGAACATCTCGCAAATCTACGCGCACTTTCTCAGACTGGCGATGATATTCAGAATCCAGATGGCGGAAGACCAACTGATACCGGGGGTGGGTCTGAATCTGCTGGCGGTGAGGTGACTTCTCGACAAGACCCCGGTGAGGATTCATCTTCTGGTCGGAATAAGAAATCTGTCACCGAAGAAGAGTCGTAATTATGTATGAATGATAACGAAAAAGGTCAATTAAGAGACATTCACGATGAGGTAAAGGGTTCTCACGCTCAGTTAGGTCGAATCGCTGAACGGACGCGGAATATCGAAAATAATCTCGATAACATCTACGAATCCGTTGAGAGCAACGAGTCAGACATCAACAAGCTACAGGATAACGTAAAGCGGAACACGACCATAATTAACGCGGTGACTGTTGGGTTGAGTGGTGTTGTCCTGTGGATTTCAGATAAAATAGCACGCTTCAATCCATTCTAACCTATGTCACTTGAAATAGATGAAGAGTTCACGTTCGCGGCGCGTAGCCCGAACGATGACATCGACTTTAGTCATTCGGAATTTACCGAACGTCTTGGTACTGGTTTCAACGAGTACGGAGTTCGGGAAAATTATGACGATGACGGGAACCTCGAAAGCGTTGACGTGATTTTTGGGGCAATGGAAGCCGGAGATCCCGAAGACAGGAACGGTGTTCGCATCACCGATGAATTCCTGAAGAAGGTTTCCTCAAAGAATTACTCTCCCAATCCGCCCCATCTAAAGGACCACAATACGAAAGATACGTTCTCCCGAATCGGAGAGGTTCGAGATACGTGGTTCTCCCAACGACTGGGTAAGTTGATGTTGATGACTCGGACTCCGAACATCGGGGGGTCAGAGAACCATCAGGAGGCAATTGCGCGATATACACATGAGCCACCCGAGATCCGCGATGGTTCGCTTGGCTTCGGACAACAGTACGAAGCTGAGATGAACGATCACGGTGAGCCGGAAATGGTGGACGGCAAATTCCGCGAGTTTTCGACTGTGAATTTCCCCGCTGGATATGATGAAGGTGGGGTTCGCAGTGCGTTCGCGGAAGCAATCGAAGAATCCGATACCAAATTCGATGACTCAGAAGACGGCGGAAATTCTGGAGAGAATTTGGCGACGGAAGACTTTGCGGTGAAGACAGACACAATTCAATTCTAATATGAACCTTAGTTTCAACAGGGTCAACTACGACGGCGAACTGGAAGACTTCTCGGAAGAAGAACTCCGAGAACTTGTTTCCGAGTTCGAGACTGCACAGGAATCCAACGTCGCCGAATTCGAGAAGGCGGCAGAGGCTACTGACGAAATTTCTGAGAGTGAAATCGAGGAATTCGAGGACGCTCGTGAATCTCTTATCGATGAGATTACCGAGTCTCCGGCCTTCGATGAAGTCCCGCTGACTGAAGACAAGCTTCAGGACGAGGACTTCTCGGAGCTTCAGGACTGGAAAGAATTCGCTTCCAATGCCACCGACGCCGACGACGAGGACGGAGACGACGAGGAAGCGGAATTCGATGATATGGGCAAGGAGTCCCCGAAGCCCGACGAGGACGACGAGTATGACTTCGTTGATGAGGAACTGGACGAGATTCGGGGCCTCGAAGTCTGAAAGTTTTTAATTTCAAATGACTGATTTCAACATTGCGACTGGCGAGGAACAGCCTCTTAACCGTACTGGCATCGATAACGTTCAGATCACTGGCGAGAATCAGGGCGTTCCTGTTGGTATCGACAACAGCGTTAGCCCGCCTCAGCTTGTGAAAGCTGATGCCGCCGCTGATGCGAACGACGCTGGTAACGCTCCGATTCAGGCTATCGGAGTCCTCTTCCCGCGTGAGGTTATGCCGAGTGACCTCTCGAACGTCACTACCCACCCGTGGGATGACGTAGAGGAACAGATCTACACTGAGGAACGAACGCTTGCGGGCGACCGTGCGACGGTGGTTCGTTCCGGCATCGAAATGGTCAATGACGACGATGACACCAACTTCGATCCCGCAGAGCCGGTGTATCTCGACGTTGGTGGTGGCTTCACACAAACGAAGCCTTCCACGTCCGGCCAAGCTGTGCAGGTTCTCGGAGTCGCCTGCACCACGATGGACGATGGCGTTAATCCCAACAACGTGACGAAAGATCGCCTCTTCCTCGAAATCGACGCCGACTACGAGGTTGTCGCGTAAAAAGACTCTAAGCAACTAATTTAACTCTTAACTAACAATGGCACGCCGACACGAACTCCATACTGCTGACGGTAAGTCGATTGAAGATCTTCTTGAAATCGCACGCCGTCTTTTTGACCGGTACAACGAGGCCGAGCGTCCGTTCCGCTCGATGTTCGCTGAGACGGTCACGGAACAGACCTTCTACCAAGAGGCTGAACAAGACGACATCTACTGGGACGAGATCTCCGAGGGCGAACAGCCGCGCTCGATGCGGGCTGAAGACGACGACGGAAAGTGGATGACGATTCGTTCCAAGACGTACAGCAAGTCGCTTGGAATGTCGCAGAAGTACATCCGGAACACTCCCTCGGACCAGATCGTTCGGAAGCTTCGTCGGATGCTGGAAGGTGCGAAGAACACCGAGGAACAGCTCATCTACGACGTTCTTCAGAACGGCATCATTGACGGTTCCGGTGCTTGGTACGACATTCGGGACTACGGTGAATACTCGTTCTCGAACAACCACAACCACGTCTTTAACGACACGGACTCGCTGTTCGATGACGACGGCACCGACGACACGGACTACGAGGCTCACGAACACATCGAGGAGGGGAAACGTCACCTCACCCATCACGGGATGGAGGGTCCGTTCGTTGCACTCGTCTCTAATTCCTTCAAGCGCAGTCTCCGCGACGAAATCTCGTGGGACGCGCAGTACCAGATCCCAATGGCGACCGGGATGCGGTCGAGCGACGTTCAAGACCTCGACATCGTTATCGACGGCGTTTCCCTCGTGGAGTCGCCGTGGATGGCTGGCGACAAGTTCTACGTCACTCAGGCGTCAAACGATTCGCCCATCAAATTCCTCGAAGACCGCCCCGTTCAGGTTACGCGACCCAACGGTGCAGTCGTGCGTTCCCCCGGCGACCTTCTCGGTGCGAACGCGGAGGCCGACTACGGTTGTCGGATGGCAGACCCGCTCGCCGCTGTCGAAGTCACTGCGACCAGCGTGAAGTAAAGGCCCACTGAGGCCGTCTTATTTTTTTATGGTCACATCTGAACCCGAACTCAAGCAAGACGTGCGCCAAATGACTGGCTACACGTCATTGATGGCTCTCTCCGAAGACGGCCTCGATACCGCGTATCGGAGGGCAAAGCGACACATTCGCGTGCGAAAATCACTCGATTCCGATTTCGAGTGGTTTGACAGCGAGAACCCCGCAGGGGAAGAAGCCCTCTTCTGGAATACGTGTCTGTTCGTAAAGGTCCAAGTTGGCGACCTTGATTCACAGGCGCTTCAGGTCGGAGCCATCGACTCGAAAGCACTGCTCGCTAAGGAAGACGATAAAGTGACGGAATGGTATCGTAACGCCGAAACAGCACTGGAATCACTCAAGTCGGATACGATATTCCAGTCTACATCTCCATCCCGCAAAGAGCGCACTTACGAACCCGGTTCGTTCACAGATCAGGAATCTGGCGGCTCTTCAGTTGACTCCAGTGACCTATGACCTACCACCAACAGTTTACGGCTAAAATCGCACGACTTGGCCGCGAAGCTAAGGTGAAGACCCGAAAGGTTACAGGAGAAAACGAGTTTGGGAACGAGACAGACGGGTACGTGACAGATCGGATTGTCTTGGCACTGCGTTCTTATCCAAACAGGAACACCGAAGTCGAATCAAGTTTCGGTGATAGGATACGCGACCGGCCTGTATTTTTCGTACCGAAGTCTCCTGCCCTTCCCGAAGCCCCCCAGCCAGAAGAAGTTCTGGTGTATGCGGGGCAAAGTTACGAAGTGAAAGCTCATACCGAATATGATACGCATATCGAATTTATGGGCGAAAAAGTGGAACACGAAAGCGAGGGGGCATAGATGGGTAATATTGATATAAAAATCGACCTTCGGAAAGAGGATTTGGTTCAACAGGCTCTTCGAGACGGACTTCGAGAAGGGTTAGAAGAATCCGGTAACTGGATGCTCGATGAGGGTGAAGATAAGGCAAAAGATGCAATCATCGGTGCTGGTCGTATTTGGCGTCGATCTCTAAAAGAAGGATTCCACACTGAAGAAAACGAGTTTAGCCGGACAAGTCGCTGGAACGGTCAGATACGGAACGAAGCTCCACACGCTCGAATCGTCCAAAATGGACTGAAACCCGGTAACTCTCCGTCTGTGCAAGATATTCTCCCGTGGGTTGATGACAAACTGACTCCGAACGAACGAGCGCGAGTCAAAGCAGAGAACACCGACCTCAGTGATTGGGAGAGTGATGAATTGATTGCGTTGGCCGAAAGATACGGAAAACCAACCCTCATCACAGCGTTTGCTGTGAAGGGAAAACTGGAGAACAAAGGCTATCCCGGCATCGATTTCTTGGAAATAGCAGAGACATATCTGGAACAGATTTCCCGAGCCGTAGTAAAGCAGAAGATCGAGAAGAAGATGAACCAGCATTTGCGGGCCGCTGGTCTACAGTAATCTCTTATGGATGAAAAAAGTCTCATTACGACCATTCAGAATCATCTGGATTCTGCACTCAGCGTTCCGACAAAGACATCGGGACTGGAAGACGAGCGCCCCGTTCCAGTAGTCCTGATAGAAGATTGGGACACCAAGGACAAGAATCTCCACAATTCTTCGTTTGCCAATGAAGTTGTCGGAGACTTTGATGACGACGGCAAAGACGAGTACGAACGGTATCTAAACTTTGACTTTAGAACCAGAGTCGAATTTCTGGTACGCCACACTGATGAAGTCGATGTGGCAAGTCTGAAAGATTCTGTCAAACGGGAGCTTCGGCTCATCAGAGAGAACCCGCTTCAATTCCACAACGACTTGAAGAAACTGCGACTTGGGGCGGGGGGGAATCCGACGTTCCAGTTTACTGAACCAAGAGAAGCTGAATTGATGCTTTCTGCACGATTCCACGGGGATCACACGATGACGCTTACCCCCGACGATATGCAGGCCGATACGCTGGAAACGGTGAATGATGACTTCACCTTCAACCCATAGTTATCACTAATATCATATGACTACTTACGGAGACAAGCAAGAACCCGGAATTGTTACGGACCTTACTTCGTCGGCGGCAGTGCCGACAAGTGGTGAGGCACCGACGGACCTCGGTATCGTTGGTCAGGCCGACCTCGATAATGCATCGAATGCGGCTGACACCAGTAAAGTCTATCAGGTAACTCGCGCTACGAAGGCAGTCGAATGGTTTGGTCCTCGGGAGTCGAGTATGCTGACGCAGGCCATTATCGACGCACTCACGGAGGGCGCGTTCCCGGTCTATGCGGTCGCAACTTCCGAGACAGAAGTGACTGCCGAAGACCACAGCGGCGCTTCGTCAACGCTGGTCGAGACTAATAATAAACCGATCCGAGAAGACACTGACAGGATCAGTGTCAACCTCGACGGTACCGACCTAACTATCAACAAGGTCTACGACGACGTTAGCACCTATGCTCCCGCTTCGGGAGAGTGTTACGTTAATCCTGTCGTTGGTGAAATCGAAATTCCGAGTACTCCCAGTACCACTCTCGAATTCGATTACGAGTATTTTGACTACACTGGTGGCGTTGACACGATGGCAACAAAAGTCGGTGACGTTATCGACTTCCTGACCCCGCTCACCGAAAATTCGACTGCCGTGGATAAGGTCAACACCAAGGTCGCCAATATGGAGCAAGACTACGATCTTGCTCTCGCTGTTGGTGGCGCTGGCATCAACGTCGATCCGACAAACTTCAGTCAGTCCTACGACGACAGCCGGACGCAGGTTGTCTACCCGACCCGCTTCGAGGACAATACGTCTGCTGTCGCCGCGTATATGGGCTTCAAGGCCGCGCTTGGTCTGACAGAGACTCCAATCAATCGGCGTCTCACTACCAACAAGAGCCTGTCAGTGAGCCTGAACCGTGCAGAACGGGGTAGTCTCATCGATGAACAGGTCGTCCCGCTGGCCGACGAGTCTCGGGGTGTTCGTATCGTGGACGATCCCACGACTGTCAGTGATTCTAACACTGACGAACAAAACCTCACGTTCGGCTTCAACCGCCTCGTTGCCGACTACATCATCGAGACGACGCGAGATAATCAGAAACCCTTCATCGGTCGTCTGAACAGTTCAGTTGTTCGCGGCACACTGGAGAGTATGATTAATCAACAGCTTGGTGAACTTCAGACTTCCAATGCTGTCATCTCGTACGATGTGAACGTCTTCAAAGAGAGCGCGACAGCCGCAGGGGTCGAAATGTCCGTCGATCTCGTTGAGCCGCTTCGGTTCATCGAGAACACCGTCACTGTTGGTAACGGCGGATAAGACTCAACTCTCTCACTTTAATTCAATATGTCACGAAATGGCACTCCAGATCGTATCGAATCCGCCGCAAACATCACTCTCGTCGTTATGCGGGGCGCTGAACAGCAGATTAGTAATGCCGAAGGGAGTCTCGATGACGCTGATTTCAGTGCTGGCGACATTGAAATCCCCATTTCACGCCTCGACACCACAAAGGAAATCGAGATTTCCGAGATTCGAGAGTCGTCGCTGAAGGCCAGCGGCTACTCGATCACCTCGATTTCTTATTCGGGGAAGATGACATTCAAAGGGTCGCGCTACACGAAAAACAGTCCTGACAGCGACGATTCGGCTGAACCGATTACAAACTTCCTCTACTACGATAACGGCGTTCCGCGCCCGTGTTCGATTAATATCAACCACGACCTGAACGGGGAAACTGACGAGTATCTTCACGTTCTCGCGTCCTCGGAGAGTTACGAGGTTCGCAACGAGAGCGAAACCGAAACTGCGTTCGATTGGGTGGCAATGGACCGCGCTTCGGACCAGCCGGATAACTAAGATCCACACTCCGCCCTTCTCGAAGATTTCTTGCGATTTTCACCGAGACAAACTAACTTATGACGGAAACTACTCAAGAAGCAGACGTAGAAGCACAGGACGACAACGGCCCGAATATTAGCCGACTTCGTGAAATGGCTATTCGCGGCGATCAATTCCGTGATAGCATCGACTTCACGTACTACGACATGGAAGGCGAGCTTGTCGTCAGGCCGCTTACTGACGAAGAGTTCCTTCCGATTGCCGCGTTCCTTGAAAAGCGTCTTGATCTGGACCCCGAAGAGGCACAAGAGGCGCTGGAAGAGGGCAAGGACGAAGAAAATGGTACTATCGACCCGAGCCAATTCGATGAAGACTTCGTGGAGATTATGCACGAAGCCGCTATCCTCGGCATCGATACCGATGATGGTATCGCTGAGGGTGAAGATGAAGAGGGAGTCGAAGAGATCGTCAAAATGCTTCAGGGTGGCAAGTCCCTCGTGATCGCAGAGCGGGTGTTGGAACTCTCTTCTGACGCGGAGAGCGCCGAGTCCTTTCGCAGAGACGGGGGCGGCGAGTAGCTTCAAGAATCGAGTTGAAAAATACTCAAACGGCATCACGGACCTTCCCGGTGTCGATCATATGGGCGACCTGACCCCATTCCAAAATCAGGTTCTCGACGCCGCTGAACAGAAGGAACACGAAGAACAACAGCGGATGCAGGAAGAAGCTCGTCAGGGGAACAGTCCGACACGGAACGCTCGTTCGAATAACACACCGTCTGGTGGTGCAGATATTCAACAAGAAGAGAGCGTTCGCTACATCAATAAAAATCTGAATCCAGAACACGAAGTCCACGAATCTGAATAATGGCTGTAGAACTTGACATTGAGCTTCAAGCGTCGGATGTTATAGGCGAAATTGGCGCTATTGCGAAAGCTCTGAAAGGCTTGGAGATGACCGCCGATGATACTGAAATTGATTTCGATGTCGATGTAAAGAATATTCGACAAGAAATCAACAAGCTCCGTGATGCACTCGATGGTATTGATACTGACCTAAGCCGACTTTCGAATGACCTCGAAAGAGCGGCTGAAGCGTGGAACAATGCTGAAGCGACAATTAGTACGCCGACTCCAGATGGTAACACTGGAAGTGGGGACAGCACTGGTGGCGATCCTCCGGTTCAGATAGAGTCTGGATTCGAGAAGGTCGCCCGTAAAGTTGCTGATGGAGACGATTCTGGTCTTGGTCGAAATGATACTCTGAAACGTCTCTTTGGCCGCCCCGGTGGAGTTGCGATGGGACTTGGAGATATGGGTGATCTCCACAAACTGCGTTCGAGCTTATCATCGAACCTCGGCCAACACGACGGTGATTTCGGTCGTAAATCTCTTGCAGAGATGATTGGCGCTCGAAGTCGCTTCGGGATGGAACCCATTTCGAGGATTCGACAACGGCGTGTTTCGGGACTTGACTTTGAAGGAGATGATGGGGCAAGTGCCGTAGATTTAGTAACCGATAGTAGTAGCAAAGATAACAGGCCTTTCCGACATCTTCCAAAAGATGTATTCAGAGAAGCCACCGATAGTGTAGACGATTTCGGTAATGCCAATACAAGACTCAAAAAGAAGCTGAAGAGTCTAAGGCCGACGATGGGGAAGTATATGCAACTTCTCGCCGCTATTATCCCCCTCGCTATTACTCTTGGTGTCCAACTTCTCGGAGTCGCCGCCGCACTTGGTAGTATTGCAGTTGCCGGTGCTGGCGTGATCGGTCTTGGGCTTCTTGGACACGGAGAAAATATGGCCGAATCCTTCGCTGAAGCGAAGAAGCAGGTTCGAGACTTGAAGAAAGACCTGTTCGAGACGTTCCAGCCTTCAATGCAACAGTTGGCCCCGCTTCAGGCACAACTCTTCGATCAGGCTCCCGATATGCTTCAGCCAGTTAATGAAGCACTCGAAGGACTGGGGGTTCACGAAGACACACTAATGGAATTGGGTCACGCTTTGGCGGGCGGATTCGCTGAGGCTATCAACATCATCAACAGCAACGCTGAAGCCATCAACACTCTTGTCTTGGATATTGGCGGAATGATCGGCTCCGGCCTTCTCGAACTCTTCGAGTGGCTGATCCAGAACGCCGCCGCTAATAAGCAATTCATCAGAGAGCTTGGAAGTCAGTTTGTCAAACTTGGCGTAATAATCTTCAATCTCTCAACTGCTATTTCAAGAGTTGTTGTCGGGTTGGGGCCACTGCTCGATGTTCTGGTCTTGGTTAGTAAAATCCTGAACAATGATATTGTTGCGGGACTTCTTACCACGATTGGCTATCTCTTCACGTTAGCTAAAATGACGATGCTCGTGAAGAGCTTAGGAGCCAGTATCAAAGCACTGACTGTCTGGATGTCAGGATACACCGCAACTACTTGGGGTGCTGTGGCGGCAACACTGGCTCTCGCTTCAGCATTAAGCTTGGGACTGGCTGGAGTAGCAGGCGGTGCAGGAATCATTGGTTCAGGGATTCCCGGCGGTAATCCAACTTCTTCTGCACCTACAGGAAGCGGAGTTGGACCCGGAGGTTCAGCAGGTGGTGGAATGGTGGTTAACGATAACCGATCCTATACCATCAACTCCGGCGGGGAGCAGGACTATGCTTCACAGAAGCGTCTCGAAGAAGAGATCGATAGAAGTCACGAAGACAGACAAGCGCAGAGCGAACCAACAGTCGAAACGTCTTCAGTTGAATCAACGATGGGCATATAATGACTCACAACACCGTATTCGACAAGAGTTCAGATTTCCCTGAAAATCCTAACGAGCAACTGGGATTTGAAATCGATCCGGGTGATAAGCATTGGTCTTTTATTCCAGAATTTTATCCAAGTGATTTTACCCAAATGAAAAAGCGGAAATTGCGTAGGTATGGTGGCGGATGTGAAGGTGAAAGTGTTAGTCTGAAGCAGGTCAAAAACCGTGAAATCCACATTAAGGGACTCATGCTTCGGAGCGAGCTTGCTACCTTCCAAGAGATAATGGATTACAACCAAAAGGTCGATCTTTTATCTCCAGTTAATCCTGATGGTGGAATGGAATGTTTCATCAAAAGTGCTGAATTAGGAAATCAGAAAGGATACGACCCACAAACGCAACAACGCATCTTCGAGTATAGAATCGATCTTATCTCAACTGGCAGGGACGAAACTGACCACGAACAGAACGCTATTGTCACTGCTATTGTTGGCGGCAACGAAGTCCTCGGGACGACTGACGACACTTTCATCTCACCCCTACAATGACAGACTGTTCTCACGACTGGACGGTTAAGATCTACTACCAGACTCTATCGGGCGAAGAACATCTTGAAATCCGTCCAGCCCAAATGTCTCTCAGTATCTCCCGTGACGAATACGATTTTTGTCGCCTGAAATTCTCACCAGAAGTCGGGGAGATGCTAAAACCCCACACGAGGTATTCGGGTGAAGCCCTTAGTCGTCGTCAGAAAGCAGAAGTCTTCTACGACGGTGATCCAGTCCAAGTTCTTCTATTCCAGCCCGGAGAAGTTGTCTACGGCAATGACTGGACCCACATGAAGCTTCACGATATGCAGAAAGCTCTGGACGACGGGGTTGTAGACAAACATTATCGATCAGTAACTCTCGAAGATGCGTACGAAGATGTGTATAACGAGGTATCTAACAACCTCTTGCCTAAACCGGAATTTACTGTTCCAGAAAACGAACAGGTTTTAGCCGGTAACAGTAACTTGTTATATAATGACACCGTTGAATCTACGGAAGAGGGGTTCCGGGTTAGGGAATTAAGAAACCTCGCTTCTGCAACCAAACGAGCGATTTATGGACTATTTGCAGATCTGGAGGCTTCTGAAGCTAAAACGCTTACAGAGTCTCACTTTGCAGTGGACTTCAATAAAATCAGCCCGCTAAAAGCAATAACCGAATTAAATCAAAAGTTCGGTATTCAGACTTGGGTTGACAAGAATGGTTACTTTCTGGTTGGGTTTCCAGAAGCCACCGGAGTAAGGCATATTGCATCTGCAAACGACCCGAGAACGTGGAGATTCAAAGACCCACAAATTTCGCACCCACCGAAGCCAATTAACACAGTAATCGTTGAAGGTTCGTGGATAGATGAACCGGGTGCTGGTGGTCTGAACGATATTGCAGATTGGTTCGATGCTTCAGAAGATAATCCACAAGGAGTTGGCGACGTAATCGCAACGGGTATCGCAACAAGAACAGACATTGATTATGGAACAGTCAAGACCGTCAAATCAACCAATGCGAAACGTGACGCACTCGAAGGTGTAGCTCGTTCTGCTCTTCGAGAAGAAATGAAACAGCGTCATTCTGGAAGTGTCGAAATTGACCCCAATCATTCTGGAGACAAAATCAGTGAAGTCCAAGAATTACGCCCCGGAGATTTCCTACAATTAGTTCCTGATGACTCTCACTTCGATGATCCGAACGAATTTAGCGGAGTAGTTGGAACAGAACCAGATGTTGAAGATGAATGTACCTCAATTGTTCACAACGAAATTTATCTTGTGAATGAGGTACAGCATACTGTCACCCAAGAAGGGGGCTGGATGGTTACTGCTGACATCGGGATGTATCCCGAACAGGCAATCGCTACGCGACTGCGTTACTTCAATCCGCAATCTAACGAATATCTGACTGAAGAAGAAGTCTACGAATTCGGTCTTTTCGAGGATCTTGACAACGAACTACTTGACCCGCTTGACGATTTGAGTCAAGGCGTCTCTAACTTCCTGCAAAACCTAAATGACTAATGGAAACTGGAATTATTACTTCGGTCTACACCGAGAAGGGGGGCGTAGTTTGCGACGTACAGGGAATTCGTGTAAATACCAACTATACGAAACTTCCCGTTCTTCCGAATCATTCTGCTACGATGGCAGTTCCAGAACAGGGAGAAAAAGTTGCTATGGACACCTTGAACGACGGGACTCGGTTTATCACCGATATTATTTCGAACGGCGATCACTACCCAAGCAACCCCAGTGAAGGGGACTACGTTTTTCAATTTGATGGCGATACCTATCTAAGTTTTCTCAAGAACGGGGACGATAATTATGACGTAGAGCTTTCATCATCTGGTCATACCGATGTAGACAACGGAATCCCGGTCCCATTTTCTTCTGTTACTGTAGATTTTCCTTCCGGTAACAACATTTTTCATATAATTTCTCTTGAGTCAGATGAGAAACTGGTTATAGACCGGGCTGAAATAGTACTTGATGACGGTTCTACTACTACAGATCTTACTCTGAAAGTCCGTGATATGGACAACAGTACGAATCTGTTACAGACTTCCAGTGTGAAAACTGGAAATCCGATTGTAGAATCTAACTCTGCTGTTCAGGTGGCTATTTCAGTAGATAACTCAGCCACAGAAACAAGTTACACTGGTTCAGTGAACGTCTCTATGCGGATAACCAAGGTATGAAAGATTTAGCACTGGGAACCGATTTCTCTGTGAAGCTCGATCAGACAAACGACCTCGCAACCGTCGAAGGTCTGGAAGAGTTTGAACAGGCAATCGTGGTCCACCTCACCGAGTTTATGCACAGCGAGTTGCCCGGTATCAGGAAGGGAGGCACAACCAAACAAAAAATCAGACTTCAGGTTCGCAGAGTGGCAAAATCACTGAATATGCTCGATCAGGTTGCGCGAGTAGAGATTAACGAGAAGCTGACCGAGCCTGATACTTTCGAGGTGACTATCGAGTACATCTCTGAAGACATCGAACCGTTCTCAGCAGAAATCAATTAAATATGCAAGTCAATGAAGGACGAGTTGAAACAGACTCGGTAGATGACATTATTGAGGATTTGATTTCCGATGCAAAAACCTACTTCGGAGATGATCTAAATGATACTGAACTCTCTGTCATCAGGATGTTCTACGCTCCTGCGGCAGAGAAAATCCAAGAAACGCAAGAAGTCGTAGCGACGACTCTGGACTCGGTTCAAATCGATCACGCCGAAAAAGAAGCACTGGACATCCTGACGAATCACATCGGAGTGACGAGAAAGCCAGCAGAGAAGGCATTTGGTCAGGTTACATTTTCCAGAGACACCGACGCGACGACTGATTACACCATTCCGAAAGGGACTGAAGTACAAACAGATAGCTCTGTCCCGATTCGGTTTGAAACGACCGAGACTGTTACGCTTTCGAGCGGTACGAAAGAGGTGACTGCTGATATAGAAGCCCAAGAAGACGGGAAAAAAGGCAACGTCGGAGCTAACACGATCACTGTTCTCACGAATGGTGTCACTGGCGTTGAGGACGTGACGAATTCCTCGAAGACTGAAGGTGGTTCCGAAGAGGAAACTGATGAAGAGCTTCGAGAACGGAGTAAAGAGGAACTGGGCCAAGGTTCCAGAGCTTCCGGCGGCGCGATTATCAACCAGATTCGCAAAATAAACGGCGTCACAAACGTCAGTATCTTCATCAACGATACGAACAACGACAACACTGGAAGTGGTGGACTTCCAGAACATTCCTTCGAAGCCGTCGTAAGCGGTGGGAAAGACGCTGAAATAGCTCAGACCATTCTCGATACCAAAGCCGCAGGAGACACTGACTACGCTGGTGCATACGGGACAGCAACGAGTGCAGATGCAGACCTACCAAATGGTCAAACGGAAACGGTCAATTTCTCACGTCCGAATGACGTACAAATCTACGTTGACATCGCGCTCACGAAGACTGATGATTTCCTCGGGAAAGATGAAGTCCGAGATCGGATTGCAGACTACATTGGTGGCCTCTATTCCAGCGGAAACGAAACTGGTGGAGAATTGAAAACCGGCGACGACGTGCTAATTGGTGAAGTCGAATACGCGATTCGTGACGTGAAGGGCGTCCACGACGTGACTTCTCTGGAGATCGGGAAGTCCTCGAACCCAACCGGCACATCCAATATCGGGATTGCGAAAGAGGAACAGGCGAAAGTAGACGGAACGGACGGTTCAATCACCTTCACGCTGTCAGACAAGTAATATGGGAGAGCCATTCACTAACGACGAAGAAGTTACGCCAACGAAATTCATTCTTCGTCGGCTCCCTTCTTGGATGCCAATATCCGAGAACAAAGGCAACTACAAACTCGCGGCAACGTTCGGTGATGGAATAAGTCGGTTCGAAACTGAATTTGAAGACGTTGCTGATGCAATGTCACTGGAGGATGCAGATACGATTCCGCAACTCCAGAAACACGGAAGCCTTGTCGAAGTCCAAGCCGATCAGGGGGAATCGGTTGACAATCTACGCGCTCGTGTTGTTGCGGCATATCAGACTACGACGACCGAAACGACGACGGCGGATTTGATTGAAAACACTGCGACCCTTCTCGATGTGAAACCGTCTGCAATTGGTTTCAAAGACCTTTCCGAGAATGGGGCGATTCAACTTCTTGTTCCAAATCGCGCCCTGAATAATACTCCACTTGATGACGCTGAAATCAAGAAAATCGTTAATCAGCACGTTGCGGCTGGATACAGACTCGAAGTTACGCTGAAAGGTACTTTTACGTACTTAGATGAATCCGAGTATTCTGGAGCGTACGATTCAGCAAACGGCGGCTACGACTCTGCCGATTTGAACAGTGATGCGACAAAAGGACACGATGGATTAGACACAAACGACAATCCAAAAGATAACGGCGGAACGTATTCAGGACTCATCAACTAACCAATGGTAAGCTACACTACAAATCTTAAAGACTGGGGAGCCGCTGGCTCAGAATACCCCGACTCTTACAACTACGTTGAAGGCGAGCAACCAGTTGACGAATGGGATAATTTTCTCACCAAGAACGTCATAGACGACCTACAACATCTGATTTCACTGACTAACGAGCGGATTGAGACTGACAAGGGAGCCTCGGGAAGCGAGCCGGGGTCGCCCGACACATCTCATATCTATCACGATCAAGGAAACGACCGCCTTGAGATGTGGGATTCGGACGATTCGACGTGGCGGGGACTGATGCTCCGTGACGGCGACACGATGACTGGCCCACTGACCATGGATAACTACGAAATCAGAGATAGTAGTAACAGGATCACGCTTCGAGACAAGACGACGATTGCAGGCGCAAAGCTCGATCAAGAGTGGCACAGTAAGCAGGAGGGGGGTACTATCTCCACCGGTTCGATTGTTCCAATCGGGACGTTCGAGTTGGATGACGGTGAAACGCTGAAGATAACGCAGGCGATGCTGACTGAAGACGGTTTCACAACGCCCTGCGTTTCGGGTATCGATCTCGTCATCGCAACCGAAAACGATAGCTCGTCTTCGAGTGTGACCGTTCTCAGTGGTGATGGAAGTACGCACTACCCTGATGAAACCGGTTCACCGTTGGCTCAATACGAGAACACAAGTGGTAGCAAACTCACTGTCATCATTGGCCTCGACAACGGGCACTTCAACGGCGGTGCTGGAAGCGACGAGCCTGCGTTTGGTGGCTACGTAGCTCGGGTGGTGTGATCGATGCCGTCTGAAGTTTTCGGAAGTAAGCCAAATGCGCCTTCGGGCCTTATTGTGATGTGGGACGAACCACTTTCGGAGATTCCATCTGGATGGGTTATCTGTGACGGGAATAACAGCACGCCGAACCTTCTCGATAGGTTTGTGAAAGAAGTGCCCGACACCGCGACTGACCCCGGATCAACTTCGGGGACCAAAACTAATTCCCTTTCAAATTCCCAGCTTCCGAACCACAGTCACGGCAGTAGTCTAAATAATGCCGGTGACCACAACCATCTGGTTGGGTATGAATATTATAGTGACTATTATAAAGACGGAAGTGGCGCTCCAGTGAGATTCACTGGCAGTGATCCTACAACTATTTATAGTGATAATACTGGCGACCATAGCCATTCAAGCTCAGGGACTAACAGTACGGGGGGTGGGAATTCCTACGATAATCAACCGGCTTTCTACGAAGTAGCGTATATCATGAAGCTATGACTGTAGATAATTTTAAAGAAGAAGATTCGGGGTATGAGTCTGGATTTATCTCAATCTACTCTGGCTCCCTCTCAAACATCCCGACTGGATGGGCTATCTGCGATGGGAATAACAATACGCCCGATCTAAGAGATAAGTTTCTGAAAGGTGCTACGTCGTCTTCTAATATTGGGACTACTGGCGGTCAAAAAACTCATTCTCTCAGCACTTCACAGATTTCGAGTCACTCCCACGGCGGCTCATCAGATAGTGGTGGTTCGACCCACAAACACACTATGGGTACAGAACCTAATGCAGAAACTAACGGCGACGGAACTCAACGTAATTTTATGAGTTCATACGACTACGGCAATGATATAGGATATTCTACTACAACTGGAGACCACTCACACAATATATCAGTAGGCTCGACTGGAAATGGAGACAGTATAGACAATATCCCCCAAAATTACGAAGTAGCGTATATTATGAGATTATGACATTTGGCGAATTTCAGGGTAAACTGGATATTTACCCGATTGGGACAATAATTACATTTACTGGGAATTTATCTGAAATTCCTGAAGGATGGGTATTTTGCGATGGAAATAATGGAACGCCAGATTTGAGAAACAAATTCCTGAAATCTGTCCCAAACACATCAACAGACCCCGGCTCTACTGGAGGCACAAACAGTAAGTCACTCTCCACGTCTCAATTACCGTCTCACAATCATTCAACGACGGTTGACGGTACAAGTGGAGATCACGGACACAGTTATGGGTTCCACGAAGAAGGATATGATGGACCGGGTGAATTATACACGAACTCCAGTAAAGGTGGATACGAATATCAGGATGAAAATTGGTCCCACTCTCACAGTATAAATACAAATAATACCGGAGGAAACGGTGGTTTCGATAACCAACCACCTTATTTCAAGGTCGCATTTATCAAGAAAATCTCAGAATGACACAAGTTTGCACTATTTGCGGTGATGAGTTGAAACGCCCGCTACCTAAAAACGCGAATTACGTTACTTCTGATCGGTTTGTCGAACCTGAAAAGGTAGAAGTTACGTATGCCATGCACCACACCGGGGAAACGCTCGCAAAGCTCGATCAAATTGACGAGAAAATTCCCAACCGGGATCGTCAGGCACTCGCCGCTGAAGCCGCGAATCCAGAAGCGCCTCAGACAAAAGAAATCGAAGATGGGACTGATGTTGAGTATCGGGAAGGGGGGAGGGTGGAGACAGTCCAATACAAAGAGATAGATTTCTCTATTGACGCCGAGCTTTTCGATCACGTTCGAGTAGATTCTCCGAGTGCTGTCAAAGAAGACGATGTGGCTACTGTCTACACTATTTTCCAAGAGGAAGATGTCAAAAAGACTGCCACTCTTTGCTCAGATTGCACTGAAGATAGCGATGAGATCATTTGGGGCGTAGACGCGTAACTGCCGTTCTCTCGAATTATGCTTCCAGAGTTTCTACTCGATAGCGACGACGATTGGATAGAAGGAGTCAGGGAATGGCTCTATCCAAAACTTCACCCCCTTCTCGAAGCCTTCGGCGGCTATGGTGTCGGAGATCTAAGCGACAACCAGCTTGTCGGGAAGGTCGATGTCGAACAAGAGAAGCTGGAACCGGTTCTGGTCGATAACGGATTTATCAGAAACCCCATCGCCTGCTACAAAAGCCATCCCGATGGTCGGGAATCCATCGGTTCATGGGTTCTCCTTCCTGACGATGCAAACTTTCTCAAAGAACAACGACAGCTACACATCACGATTTTCGAATCGAGAACCGGGGAGTCAGGTGTTGAAATCTTCGCTCACAACGAATACGATTGGCGGCAGAGACCACGGTGGCACCTGAACGGGAAAAACTTTGATCCCGAAAAGGGAGTCCTGCAAGCCAGCATGGTTCTTTCAGAAGAACCACGAGCCGAAGTAGAAAATGTTTGATTCTGTAACACAGTTTTTCTCTTCTCACCCTCAAGAAGTATTGATCTGGACGAACGGATTCTTCTGCGCGTTAGCACTACGACGCGGAAGGATAGAAGCCTTGCTATCGAAAGTGTTACCGACAAAAGACAATACAAAACCTAACAATGATTAGTAAAGCAAGAATCCCCGGCAACATAGTTGACGAACCGGATAGCTTTCTCGACGTGGCAGTTTTCGGAATTGGCACGGACGGATCGATCTATCTGAAAGACGTGGATCAGGGCAAAGAATTCACACTGCCCATGAAGCGAATTGAACAACTATCAGAAGAGAACCTGCTGATTTCAACCGACAGAGTTGGTAGCTCTGATCTTTGGGCTACGATCTCGGACCTACAGGGCGACAGCGAGAAGGTGCAAGAGGCACGGCGGTCGTTGTTTGTCGCGGCTGTGGAAGAAGAAAAGTAGCGGATCTCACTGGGTGGGTCAGGGGCGGGAGTTTGGCTTCACAGCAACGGTTACTCGGTGAGTTCTGAATCTGCTTTTTTCCTGACTCTGCCAGCCTCTACTTTTTCTGTAGGTTGGCGAGAGTCATCATTTTGGACACGCTTCATTTCTTCTTTCACAAAAGCAACTTGCCGTGGAGACAACTCCATATATTTTCTTTTGTCTCCCCGAATAAATAATCGAGCTTCGAGTCTTTGTTAGCCTGAACCCAGTGTGGGAGATACTTCATCTCTCTACACTGGGTTCATTTTCGCGTTATACTGCTACTGTTACTATTACTGTTTAGAGTAAATATTAAGATCTACACGTTATACCCCACTCCACCCCTTCTCGAAGATAAACAGTATATGTATAACAGTAAAATTAGAACTTAGTGGTGAGGACCACGACTAAGAGAGTAGTTGAAAGAGACTCCTCTTTTTGAGAAGAAAACATAGAGCCACGGCAGAACGAAGAGCGTCACGAGGGTCCACACTGCCAGTACCAGCAGGCCAGCCAGCGTGTCGCTCAGTATGGTTATCGCGCTCAGGATGATGCTTCCCACTGCGCCGACCTTGAACGCCATGGCGTAGCTCTCAGCGGCTCTCTCGGAATCATCCATCGTACTCTTCCTCAAACAGGTGGGCTTTGTACTCTCCCGAGGGTTCCCACTCGTCTTGCAGGAACTCGATAAGCTCGTCTTGGTGGTCTCGGGTGATGACGCTATCCTCGTCGGCGGATAGCATGATGTGAAGCTCCTCGAACGTATCATCTACGTCATCTTGTGGTTCTTCTTTCCGGTTAGATATATAAGGGAGCCGATTAAGCAACCCATTGATTTTGAACCATCGGCGTTCGTGGTCGGTGATGGGTTGATTGCCATCGTTCCAATACTCGATGTTGCGAGAGCCGAAGACAATGCGGCCTTCTTCCGGATAGTAGGTGAACCGGAAGTTGGCACCGTCCATCTTCTCCTTAACGACGAGATGGCCGTCTTCGAGGATTCCGTTGTTGTCTTCGTGACCGATACGGCTGATGCTGGGGTACTTCTT